CTTGCGGTAGGAGATCTCGTCGATGCCGATGCGGCGCAGCCCGGCCAGCAGGTCCACCCCGGCCTGCGTGTCGGCCCAGACCCGGGCGACCACCGCACCCACGGTGCGCCAGGCGATGCGCATCAGCTCGGTCACCGCGCTCTTCGAGCACACCGTGGCCAGCCACGCCACCGTCTGATCGAAGCCGTGGGTGTGACCGGTGCCGTGGCGCGCCCACGGCACCGCCGCTACCACCACCCCGTGCACCGGGCAGCACACCCGTGGCGCATCGGCCTCCACGAACGCCCGTACCGTACCCAGGTCCAACGCCCGCCAGCGTCGTCGTCCCTGCCCCCGATCGTACCCAGGGCTGCGCCGCCGGCAGATCCCGCACCGCCCCCGCTGGCCACGCCCCGGCCGCACCGTCGCGACGATCGCGCCCTCGTCCTCGTCGAAGGCGACACGCTCAACCACCGTCTTCTCGACCCCGAGCAACCCAGCCCATAGTCTTGCGTTACGCACGCCGTTCTCCACCGCCTACAGTTCCGACCTTCGACAAGCCAGAACCTAGGCAGGACAACGGCGTGCGCTACTCACGACGCGCCGAACCCACCCACGGAAGCGTCAGGAGAGCCCTTTTTGATGTAGATGATTCGGTCACAATCGTCGACCGAGCACGTACTCTCGCCCATACGGGCACCTCCGAGATAGGTAGTCCGTCAGGTCCCGGGGCGTTGCTGTGCCGCCGGGACCACCTAGTTTCTCAATTGGGTACGACAGTTCTTTCGACTCAGCCGCCGAGCAGATGCGGTGTCAACCACCCCAGCCCGAACACGAGCACCGCGCGGGCAAGCTGGTGCCACGTGCCGGTGCCCTGGGTCAGCCACCATATGGTCGCGGACAGCGTGCGCGGGTGGCCGGGGCGGTCCTTCTGGATCAGGCCGGCGACCTCGATGACGAGGAACGCGGCGGCGAGGACCAGCCAGGCGTAGGACTGCCAGGTCATAACCAGGCCGGTTCGGTGCCGTTCCAACACAAGTTGTCCCGCGACCCGTCGCAGTGCGGTGGCGCGTGGCCGTACGCCTGGTTGCAGTCCAGCCGGTCCCCGTTCGGTGCATGACCGATCGCGCCGCACAGCTTCGGCGGAATCCACCGGTACGCCTCGGCGGTGTTGCGCAGGATCGCCACGAGCTGGTCGCTGAGCCCGAACCGCTCCCGCTGGATCTCCAAGCTCTTCGCCAGATCGCCGGTCGCGTGCCGCTCGGTCGCGGCCTTCCAGTCGGCCAGCATCTCGATTAGGTCGACCAGCGTCATGCCGTTGACGCCGTCGGCGAAGTGCTCGGGGTGGTGTCGGTTGGCCGCGTAGTGGTGCGCGAGGCCGTCGCCCATCGCGGCGAGGAAGCCCTTGTACTCGTCGGAGCCGTATGTGGAGTCCTTCAGCTTCGGCGTGAACTCGTTGAAGACGGCGAGCTCCGGGTCTTGCGTCTTGCTGATGTCGTGTTTCACCGACCGCTCGACGAGTTCCTTGATCGGCTCGCCCATCAGTTCGCCGACTCGGAGGCTGTGCTTCAGCGTCTCGGCCGTGCTGTCGTAGTCCGACACTTGACTCCCGTTCGTACGGATGTTCTACGGTAGGGCATGGGTGAGGAGAACCACGACCGGCAGCTACGCCGAGCCCGCGCGCGCTACATGGGCGCGAAGGACCGATTCCTCGCCGCCCTCGAAACCTTCGACGATTCCGGCACCCCGATGAACCCCGGACCCGGCCCCGAGCCGTATCCGTGGACCGACGAGCAGCAGCGCATCATCCTCGACCTACTGACGACGACGCGGGAGATGGCCGACGCGCGTCGCACATGGGACGGGATGCGGCGGGAGTGGCGGCCCGGTACGCCTGACGCAGCAGCCGCACATAGCCCACCCCGTACACCACCAGCAGGCCGATGAACCCCCACTGCCGGGTGACCACCGCGTAGGCGACCCACGCCGGCAGGGTGGCCAGGTTGAACCACCACCCGATCTTCGGCCGCGACGCCGCGATCAGCATCCCGGTCGCGCCGAGGATGCTTAGCCCGTACGACCAGGTCGCGGTCAACCGAACTCGCCGGCCTTGACCGCGTCGACGAACAGCCTGAACTGAAGTTCACTGAACTTCAGGACCCCGCCGCCCGGGTTCTTCGAGTCGCGGACCAGCACCTCGCCCAGCCGCTCGGCCACCTCGACACAGCCGTTGACGTGCGACCTGGACGACTTGTGCCACCGCAACTGCACACAGTTGAGATTCGTCGCCGACCGCGACGACTTCACCCAGATTTCGGCTTGCACCCGAACTCCTTGTACAGCTGGCGGATCTTCTCGGTCACCAGCCTGCCGCGCTGCTCCTGCGGCGTCGCGGGCGGGGTTGTCGGCTGTGGCTGAATGAGGGCGCCCAACAGGTCGCACCAGCGCTGATCGGACCTACGCTGCCGGTCAACCGTGTACCCGATCGACAGCAGCACGGCGACGACCAGGGCAACGATGGTGATCACGATCGCCCACCACGCGCGCATCGCCCCCGTCGGCGTCAAGAACTGCATCAGCCGGCTCACCGCACACCACTCACGGCGAGGGCGATGAGGGCCGCGACGAGGAGGGTGAGGGCGATGAGGGCGGCGGCTCGGCGGTAGGCGAAGGCCGAGTCTGGGTGTTGCGGGCGAGCCAGTACGTGTTCACCGCCGCGGACCCGGCCAGCAGCAGGAGGCTGACGGTGACTCGCACCATGTCTGGGCTGTGCACCAGGAACAGTTCGTGGGTCATCCCGCCCGTCCCGAGGCCAAGCATCACGAGGTCCCGCAACTGGGGGAACGTGACCTTCACGCACGCCTACGCCTTAGCCGTTGCCGAGGCGCTTGGCCAGCTCGTCGGCGATCTGCGCCGCGGTCGGCACGGCCGGTACCACGTTGAGCAGCGCGGCTACGATCGCGTCCCGGTCGGACTGCGACAGGGTGACGGTGGACTGGCCGGTGGCGGCCTGTAGGTCGGCGAGCTCCGCGAGGCGGTTCTTCTTCGCCTGGTTGGTTACTTTGTAGTCGGTGCCGTTGGCCAGCTTGATGGTCACCGTGTCGTAGTCGTTCAGCAGCGCGTTGGCCTGAACGTCGGCGTTGCCGGCCTTGCGCTCGATCTCGTCCATGTCGGCTCCTACGTAGCTGATGAAGGTATTCCAGGGGTAGGCGTTGCCCGGGTCGGTGTGGTCGCCGCCGTCTTCCGGGAACGCGAGCGTGATGTCGCCGTGGCCGCAGATCCCCCGGACTCCGTTACGCACGTCCGCCGGGCCGATTTTCCGCGCCGGGATGTCGTTGTCGCGGCACACACGCGCCACCGTGCCGGCCGCCTTACGCATCACCGAATCCGGCACCTGGTTCGACAGCCCACACAGCTCGAACTGAATGGAGATCCGGTTGCCGTGATACAGGCAGCCGTACGCCTCGTGACTGGTGTCCAGCGCCTGGATCACCTGCCGGTCGTCGACGTAGAAGTGGGCGCTGGTCTTGTCGGGGCGGGTCTGCGCGTAGGACGCCTCGGCGCTGGCGCTCGCGGTGTTGTCGGTGGCGTGTATAACCACGCAAGTCGTCGCCGGCCGCACACCGCCGTCGCCGAGGGCGTGAACATACGGCAGGTCGGAGTAGATGGTCATCCGATCTGCTCCACCTCCAGCCAGCTCGGCGCGCGGATGAACGATGAGCCGCCGGCGGACCCCTGTGCCGCCTGAATCTTGCACGTGCCCGAGGTGCCGCCGATAGTGATCGTCCCGATGGGTTGGGTCACCACACCGTTGGAGGCCATGCCGCCGACGGTCAGCGGACCAGAGGTGGTGATCGCTCCCATGTAGACGGTCGTGGGCTCCGTGCCGGCGTCGGTAGAGGCCGGGCCGAGCATGCCCCACTCGATCGACGCGCCGGCCGGGATCGTCCACTGCACGCTCAGGTCGTTGGCGGTTGGCGCGACGGTGTGGAAGAAGCCGGTGAAGGCATAGACGCCGCCGGCGTCGCCGGTGAACGTCAAGTTTGGCACGTCGGCCATGGTGGTCGTGGTGTACGTCTGGAGACTGCCGACGTAGAGCCGCTTCGCCTTGCGCATCCACTTGCTGCCGTTGTACCACCAGAACACGTCGGTGTCGGAGGTGTAGCACAGCATGCCCTCGACGGGCGCGGTGATGGCGCTGTCCCGCGCGGCGGCCGAGGCGAACGGTGTCACGACCTGGTCGCGCACGTTGGCGTTGGCCCACGACGACAGGACCGTGGTACCTGAGACCAATGTGGTGTACGGCAAGGCCGAGCCCTCCCTATACTTCGAGTAGCTGGGGCCGTCTGAACCGCGGCCCTAGACCTGGTGGCACGCTGGCCGATTCAGCGGCAGAGAACCCGGGACTGAAGACAGCACCGTGAGGGCTCAGGTGCCATCCGGGGACGAGTTAGTGCGCGACCAGGGCCCTAGGCGAACCAGGTGGACGTGTCCCAGGTGCCGACATCCCAGCGGGCCACGCCCTGGTAGACGGTGGCCGACCACAAGGTGAAGGTGGTGACCCAGTTCTCGCCGGTGATCTCGTGAGAGATGCCGGCGATGTGGCAGTCCCGGCTGATGGTGATGCCGCCCGGTGGCCGGCGTACCGCCCGCACCAGGTCCCGCACCTCGCGGGTGAGCACCGCCGGGAACAGGACCGTCGGGTTGTAGCGCGGCTTGATCTGCACCGACGCGATGCGGTCCTCGGGCTTACTGAACCGCTGGATGAAGAACTGCGCCAGCGTGGCGACCTGAAGGTCCGTCGAACACATCAAGTTGGTCTTGGACGTGTCGCGTTTGTCCTTGTACAGCGCCCTGCTCACCTCGTCGGTGACGATCTGCATGGCGCCGCCGGTACGCGACCAGGCGACGATGTTGACGAGCAGGTCCCCGTCGTAGGCCGGCTGCACGTCCGAGTAGGGCAGTTCGCCAGGTCCGTCGCCGCAGATGGCCTGGATTGTGTTGGAGCGGGCGTTGTCCACCAGTGCCGTGGAGCGCTCGAAAGTCAGCGTGCCGTCCTTGGTGATGTACAGGCCGCCACCCTCGCTGTCCGTCGTCAACTTCAGTTCCTCGACGGCGTTGAGCGACAGGTCGGTGGCCTGCATGGTGACGTTGCCCGGGTCGACCATCCGGGAGCCGGTGTGGCCGGCGTTGTTGAGGATGCGATGGATGCGTACCCCGGACAACTCCCCGGCGCCCACCGGTGTGACCGCCAGGCCGCCGAAGCGCGACAGCGACTCCATCTCATCGACGCAGGAGACGGTGACATACGCCCCGCCACCGTTCGGGGACGGCTGGTCGTAGGACTCTTTCCAGCTCAGCGCATAGCCCTTGTACACGTCGTAGGTGACGCCGGCCCACGTCGCGCGAATCCGCACCGGGCGCCACGGCCGAATACCGGTCACGCCGTAGGACACATACGGGCCGCCCAGATTCGCTGGGGAGAACCGGGCGTCTTGGTTGTTGAGCGTGATGGTGGCCGCACCGGTCTCCCATGCCTGCATGGTGCGGTCGAACCGGCGGTCCGTGGTGATGGACCGCACGTACGGGGAGATGTCGGTCCAGATCTCATCCGGCCCCCAGGTGGCTGCGTCCCATACCGCCGTGTCCCACGCGCCGAACCCGGTCGGGGCCGAGGAGAACGTCACCAGGTCGACGTAGATGATCTGGCTCGATGGCGGGGTTCCACCCAGTGTCGGTACCAGCGTGCCGATCGCGGCGGTCAGCGGCGCGGTGAACGTGTTGGACCGCGACTGCACGCCCGTCGTCAGCGCGAACGACGCCGATGAGGTGGAGATGTAGGCGCCGGCCGCCGTGAACCAGTTGACGCTGAACGAGAATCCACCGGACCACGCGCTGGTGGAGTTCACCACCCCGGCGGCGGTGTACTGCTGCCCCCCGATGACAGGGATGTCCTCCGACTCGGCGTAGGCCAGCACGGACACCCCGTCAGGGACGATCCTCATGCTGTAGGTGCCCTGCTGCGCAAACGTCAAGGACTGGCTGATGGTGCTGCCGTGGGGCGTCCAGCCACCGACGCCGGTCTCGAACGTGGAGTTGGCGTTGAGGACCGCCGGCTGGTTCGTGGCGGCCGATAGGGCCGCCTCCACGGTGAGGATCACGCCGTAGGGCAGGGTCAGCGGCACCGCTCACCCCTTGCCGAGGGCAACCTGGACGTTCCCGCCGCGGCTGTTGACGTAGGACCGCAGGACTTCGGCCACCTGCCGGCCCACCGCGTAGCCGTCGGTGCCCATGCCGGCGTTGATCGTCACCGACGCGTTCACGGTTATGCCACCGCCGCCCATTCCGCCGGGCGCGAACCTTCCGCCGTACCAGCGGGCGGAGTCAACCGACCCGGACATCAGCCGACTGTTCGGAATGATGCTCCCGGCCGCTGGCGCGGTGAACAGTTCCGGCCCGCGCTCACCCACGAGGTAGGTGCGACCAGCGGCCACCGGGCCGCCGGAGGCGCGGCGCTCATCCTGTCGGAACGTGAGATAGTCCGACTCATAGACGTGCTTCTCGGTGACGGTAAATCCATAGGAGGCGCCATCGAGGTGGTTCAGGTCGGCAATCAACCGCCCAAGATTGTTGATCGCGTCCGTAAGGCCACGAGTGGCGATCTCGGCCTCGGTCTTCTGGGGCACATTCTTCAGAGACCCGATCATGTCGTCGATCTGCTTCTGGGTGAAGTGTGCCTTGTGCAGCATGTCTTCCAGTGCGGCCGTGTTGTTCTGGAATGCCGCGCGCGCGGCATCCGCACCGGCACCCGCCGCGATCATCGCTTGGTACATCTGCATATTGGCGACCATGACCTGCAGCACGGCCTCGCGGTTGGCCAACCCCTGCTTGGTGTTGAGGCTGATCAGGCCGGTGTGCTGGTCGATGGCCCGGCCGTTCTGATCGAGCGTGTCCTTCAGCGAAAGCAGGGATTCGTGCCAACCCAGCGTGGCCCGCTGCGCATCGACCAGCACACCGAATACATGCCCGACCGCAGCGGCGACCACCGTATCGAAGGTGGCCTTCATCTTGGACGCGGCGGAGGTCAACTTATCGAAATCGTCGGCAGTCAGAGCCGCGTTCGCCGCCACGGTGGTGAGCGCTCGGCCGACCACCTCGACGTCATTGGCGCCGTTGAAGGAGTCGAAAAACTGCTTCACCCCGCGCCCAAGCGACTCGATGAACGAGCCGAACGGGATCATCCGGCCGAACTTCTCGACCAGCCCACCGACCGCCGACCCGGCAGCGATGAACCACTCGGTGAGCTTCGACGCGGCCAGCACGATCGCACCGATGGCGGCCGCCGCCCCGACCAGCACGTACACCAGCCCACGCAGCGACTCCTGGGCACCCTTGCCGCCACGGGCCATCAAATCGAACATCAGCGACAGGCTGGTACCGACGTGCTCCAGATCGGTGGAGAACGCCTTCAGTAGCGGTACCGCCTGCTCAAGCATGTGGTTGATGCCGGGCATCAGGTTGGTAACGAACCCGCCGAGGCCGGACGCGACCGGCACCACCAGCCGCGACAAGCTGCCGAAGTCGATCGAATGCAGGCTCTTGCCCAGCGCGTCACCGAAGATGCCGGCAGCGGCGATCAGCGGCTGCTTGAAGTCGCTCGTGGCCGCCTTCAGCTGGGCCGACAGGCTGTGGCCCATGGCGCTGAACGCCTTCTGCACGGCCGGGTCCTGGAGCTGCCCCACCACGCCCAGCGCGATGCCACCCAAGCCGGCGGCGCCCATCAGCGCGCCGCCAACGGCCGGCAGTGCCGCCACGACCGCGGTGGCGATCGCACCCCCGACGATCGGCCCGACGGCGGGCGTCGACAGGTAGCCCTGCAGGGCGGACATGAACGACTTGCCGCCCTCGCGGCCACCGTCCTCCGCGCCTTGACGCAACGCGCCAGTGAGACGCTTCTGCAGCGACTCCAGCCCCTTCAGCTCGCGCTGCGCCCCGAACAACTTCTCCAGGACATTGGCGTCACCGGTGCGGTTGAACTCCTGCGCGAGCGCCCGGACCTCGCCCCGGGTGTGGATGAGCCGCTGATCCAGCGTGCCGAGGCTAGTGCGGTTATTGAGGTCGTCCATCCGCACCGACGCCCTGCCCGACTCGGCGCCGAGCAGCTTCATCGCCGCCGCCGCTTTCGCGGCATCGGGCGGGATCTTGGTGATGGACCGGTCGAGCTTGTCGACCTTCCGGTCGATGCCCTCGACCTTCTCCTCGACGCCCGCCGCCTCGGCCTTGAACTGGCCGGCTTTCAGTTCCAGCCCGACGCTCACCTTGCGATCGGCCACGCGAACCCCCTCGTCAGGTCGCGCGGATGACCGCGTATTTCACGCCCCGCTGTGGGCGCTTCGATTCGGCGTCGTTGCCCGTCTCGGCTTCAAGGATTCGGCAGGCTTCACAGGTGGACCGGTGGACCTGCCACGTGCCGGCCGTCCCTTGGTCGTGCGACACATCCCGCGGCTGGCCGCATTCCCTGCACTCGGCGGCTTCCTCTTCCAGCAGCGCCAGGAGCAGGTTTCGGTCCTCGTCCGTCCACAGCGGCTCGGGCTGGCTGTGAGTCAGTCGTCCGTCGGCGTCGTGGAAGTATCGGGTGACGGGCTCTCGGCCAAGGAGCCGTGATCGGGGTTGGTCGACGGCTCGGGCTGCCTCGACTTCGCGCCGGAGCTCCGGCTGAGCACGGAGGCGGCGACGGAGAAAGGGATCTCAGACGAGTCGTCGTTCACACGCCACGCGGCGTTGGCCAGCTTCTGCCAGTCCCCGTCGGACAGCTTGTCGGCCAGCCGCTCCACCTGGTCGGGCTTCATGGGTGGGTCCAGTGCCGAGGCGGCAACGATGGCGCACACCCACGGGTGGTACAGGTCGAGGTACGCCTCGTCGTCCATGTCGGGCGTCTTGACCGGCCGCTTGGCCACTAGGTCCCGCCACCTGCGCCGCGGCGTCACCGCCCGGAAGACGAACGACCGCAGGTACTGCTGCATCTGCTCGCGTAGTTCGGCCATCCGGGCGGCGATCTCGGAGCCCGGCCCGTCGCCGGCCAGGTTGGTCGCCGCCTGCGTGATGTCGCCGAGCTGCGCGTCCAGGCGCTCGTACTCGGACTTCAGGCCGCCCTTGACGCAGATAGTGACAGCGGTCTGCGCCGGCTCCGCCTCGTCGATGATGGACTCGATGTCCCAGGTCACGCCGGTCACCGCCCACACGTCGGGCAGCGGGGCGCTAGCCACAGCAGCACGTCATCGGTGGGCGGTACCTCGACGGGCACGGTCACCGCGTGCGTGAGGACGCCGTCGCCGCTCGGGTCGAACTGCTGTTTGCCCTTGTCATTCAGCAGCTTCATCCGCAGAGTCAGCTTCCCGTCCGCGTACGTTGGCCGCTCGTCGTGCGGCACGTGGTGCGGGTTGATGCCGTTGAGGCGTAGCCAGTCACAAAGCCGGTCGCGGAATGCGGCGTCCTTGCGGACGCGCTCCTCTACGTCGGCGTACTCGGGTTCGTCGGTCATTGCTCTCGCAGCCCCTTGCCAGCCCCTGGAGATGAAGGAAGGACGGACCGGGGCTGCCGAGTCCGTCCTTCCGTCCTTGGTTGATCAGGCGACGACCGCGCGCGAGGCGTACCCGTTCTCGTTGACCATGAAGTCGACCATGAAGTCCCACACGCCATCAGGCTTCGGGTCGGTCTCGTCCGGCTCGCCCGACTCCACGCCGTACACCGACACCTTCTGCGTGGAGAGGACCGCCGTGGCCTTGTCGATACCGCGCCGCACCCACAGGTAGCCGGCGGTCCGGTACGGGAACAGGTTCCACGCGGTGTCGGTCGTGCCGTCATGGTGGAACGTCACCTTGATGGTCCAGTCGATGCGGCCCGCCCGCGCCGCGTTGGCAACGCTGCCCAGGTTCGATACGTCCACCTTCCCGGTCGCCGGGGTGATCTCCAGCCCATCGGGGGTGATGAACGTTTCCAGCCGCGTCGAGCCGGTAGTCAGCTCCGTGACCGTCGGGGACTGGATGTTGGCGATGCTGGTGGCGAAGCCGACGATGACCCGGCCATCGATGGGAACAACGGCCATTGCTACTTCTCCTCGGTGTTGGCCGACGCCGAGTCGGCGGGCTCGTCGGATGTGTCAGATGCGGACTTCGCCTTGGCCTTGCTCTTCGGCTCGGGCTTCGCGTCGAGATCGGGCGCCTCCGCGTAGTCCGACAGCCGGACTTGGTCTCGCCCGTCGCGGCCCAGCGCTTCGGATACGCGCAGCCAGCCGCGCGCGCGGTGATGGTCGAGGGACGTTTCGGGGACGACGCCGACACCGCCGGTCTCCGGCAGGCGCATCACATACCAGTCCATGCAGGCCTCCCAGGGCTAGATGCGGTAAGCCTCATAGGTCACGCCGGTGAGCGCGCCGGAGAAGTTGAGCGTTGCCACATCGCCGCCCGCCGCGTTGATCGCAGCCAGCGGTATGAACGCCATCCGCGAACCGGTCGCCGGGCACACCTGCGACGTGGGTGTGCCGGTGTTCCCGAGCCCCGTCGTCGTCGAATCCGAGACGGTCAGCGTCGTCGCCGTACCGGTGGTGATGATGCGCAGCAGCACACCCGTCGGGCCGAACTGGTTACGCGCGATCGTGTCCGATGCGGCTGGCGTCAACGCCGTCGGCGTCGTGAGCGCGCCATTGGACACGCTCTGGGTGTTCTGTGCCGTCACCGGCGAACCTCCTAAGTGGATGCACGGAAACCGCGCACGGCGGCGAAATCAGGTAGTGGCAAAGGTGCGGTACACGACGATCAGGTCCATGACGGGATCGCCGGTCGTGTCGGTGCGGGTGGGCACCCCGGCGCCCTGCTCCTGCCGGATCAGCCCACAGTCGAGGCCGGCGACAACGAGGCGCTTGTTCAGCCACGCCGCCCGGGCCCGCTGCCCGACCGCGCGCGCGGCGATCTCGGCGTCCTCCGGGGTTGAGCCGGAGACACCTCCGCCGACGCAGTGACAGATCCAGCGGACCATCGGCGTACCGGACACACCGTCGAGGGCGTCAGCGTCACTGGGTGGCCATTCGACTGTGGCGTACGTGACCACATAGGGCGGCGCGGCCGGCGGTGACAGGTTCGGCACCCCGCCCGGGTACACCGTCAGCGACGCATCACCGCGCAGGAGTGCGATGCCGGCCGCGACGAGCGCCTGGTCGAACCCGTCGGTCACTACCCGCCGTCCGGGTCGACCGTCGGGCCGCCCTCGGGCGGCTTCTCTCCAGCGATCAGCGACTCACCGAGCTCGGCGACGAAGTGCTCGAAGCGCGGCAGTTCGGCGTCCAACGCCGGGCTCAGATGCGGGATGGGCGCGTTGTTCTGGCTGCCGTACTCCAACAGCCGCCCGAGCCCGCCCTGCAGCTTCGCGCGGTCCGGGCCGACCTCGCCGACGATGGAGCCACCGCCCGACTTCACGTCGTAGCTGATCGCCCTCGGGTAGTGCGGCAGGTAACCCCGGTGCGACGCGGCGCGGATGGTCCGCTGCGCCTGCCTCTTGATATTGAGGCAGCCTTGCCCGACGATGCGCTTACCGCGCTCCTCGACTTCATCGGCAGCCTTCCGCAAGTCGGCGGCAAGCTCCTTCAGGCCCTCGGATTTGGCGCCCATCAGCCGCTCGTCTCGACCATGGGGAACCGCCGCGCGGTGGCGTAGCTCTTGTGCGCCGGCCCGCGCAGCCTGAACGTCTTCCCGACCAGGCTTGCGTCAAGCAAGCAAGTTGTGATGGTCACCAGATCGTCCGGCTGCACCGCCGCGGTCGTATCCGTCACCGGCAGGTGCAACGTCAACTGGCCGATGAACGCCGCCGCCTCGCCGACCTCCGACGGGTTCGCCACAGGCGTCGCCTGCTGAACCTTGCAGGGGCCGGTGTACACCGTCGCGAGCGTCGGGGTGATGACGCCGGTCTCCGGGTCCACCGACGAGTCGGAGCGATGCCCTACAGTGCACGCGTCCTGCATCAACGCAAGCGCCGCGGTACGGCCACGCGCGATCAGGGTCGAGGCGGACATGGCCACCTCCTCAGCAGGTGCACGGATGCCTTGTGGTGCCGGTGTTCGGGTGGGCCGTGACGCCGGTATCCGGTCGACCGGTAGTTCCCGTGTTTGGGTGATGGGTTGTGCAGTCGCATGGCGACGCGACACCCGCGAGCACGCGGACGGGGGCCAGCCGGAACCGGGTGAACGTGGGGACGACTAGGACCGGTGCCGGCGGCAGGGCGGACGGTCCGAGCAACTGCGGCGGCGAGACCGAGGCGGGAGCGTACCCGGGCCGGACGAACGCCGCAGCAATCAGGATCGGTGCGGGTGGCAGAATCGGCGCGGCCGCCGGGAACTGCGGCGTAGCGACGACGATTTGCGGCTGGCGCGGCTGCCACGTCGAGGTGACGACCACGACCGGCGCGACTGACTGCGGCAGCGGCGACGGGGTGAGCGTGATGGTCGCGGCGAGAGGCGGCTGCGACTGGCTCGGGTTGACCCAGACCGGGGCGGACGGCTCAGGTGGGCCAGACGGGAGCGGGGCCGGGATAGCGACGACCGGCGGGGCCGACTGCGGCCGGAACTGTTGCGGCGCGACCAGGACCGACGCCGGTGACGCCTGCGGGGCCAGGAACGGCGGGGTGAGGCTGGTGGGCGCCACCTGCGCCGGGCGGAACTGCTGCGGCGCGACGACGATGGGCGCCGCTGGTTGAGGTAGCGGCGGCGGTATGACGACGATCGGCGCGACGAGCGCGGGGCGGAACTGCTGCGCGACGACAGCTCCGGCCGACGGCAGTATCCCGGCCGTGGCGACGGGTATCTGCGGCTGGGACACCGATATGGTGGGCGACTGCGGTACCCGCGCCTGCGGCGCCACCACGATCTGCGGCAGCCGGAGGACCTGTGGTGGCCCAATGGTGGGTGCCACCACGAGCGGACCGACCCGTGTTACCGACGACTGCTGCCGGACGATCGACACCTGCGCGTCGAAGGAGCCCGATACGGTGGTGCCGATCAGCGCGCCGAGCCACGCACCGACCTTGTCGTTGCCGGCGCAGGTTGCCTGGACCGTGCCGGAGTTACCGGCGGTTGCCTGGACCTTGTAATCGGCGGTAACGTCCGACGCGTTGTCGGTGATCTCGGTAAAGCCGGTGGGCGGGGTCCAGGCCCCGCCCGACCAGTTGGTGCCGGCGAAGAACAGCAACTCGTCCGGACCGGTCGTGGTGAACGACACGGCCGGGGTGGTGGTCGAGTTGGTATTTCCGCCGTCGCCGGTGGACGAGGTGTTGCCATCCCACGGGTTACCGCTGGCGATGCACGAGGTGAAGCGGTGAGCCTGACCCTCGGCATAGCCCGACGCCGAGAGAGTGAACGCGTAGGTACCGGAATCCGCACCGGTGGCCCGCTTCCACAGCACATTGACGCTGTGGTTGCCGGCCGAACCCGCGTTGACAGTCCGGGGACTATTCGGTGCGTGGGCGAAACCGCTCGGACCGGTAACCGCGACCGCGGAGCCGTCGATGAAGATCTCGACGACGAGGATGTCCCCGGAAGCGACGGACGCCGGCACCGCAAGGCTGAGCGTCGTCCCGCCGGTACTCGTCCACGCGCCTGAAGTGCCGAAGGCGGGTGCTGCCACCGGTCACCCCGCCCTAGTCGACGATGACGATATCGGTACTAATGACCTAACAGCGTTCGAAGATCATCGAGGCGCGCACGTTCACCGACGACTGCGACGTGCACCGGATCACCATGCCGTTGGACACCGCCGTGTCGTAGCCCTCGCCGAAGTTCCAGGGCCTGACGACGGTCCCGTTGACGGCCATGGTGAACGAGTCGATCGGGGTGAGTACCGTCGGCTCCGACGTGGACGCGTAGAACCCGGTGAAGCCGGCCGTGATGGATCGGCCGTAGATCTGGTTGACGGTGCCGGTGGTGTTGTTCGTGCCCGGCGTCGAGTTCGTCGCCAGCGTCGACGTGCAGATCTCGACCAGGATGCCGGTCGCGGCCGCGGACGCGTCGAAGCCGATGTCGATAGCGCGCAGGTCGATACCGAACTGCGCCGGTGCGATGACGCACAGAATCGTCTTCGCCACGCCGCTGGACAGCGCTACCGCGGCCCCGGTCTGCAGCGAATAGCCAGCCTTAGCCATGCGAGTTTCCTTTCAGGCGACGAGTGCGCCGAGGGTATACGGATCAGTTCAGCGGTGCGCTGTTGTCAGGGAAATTGCGTCCTGAGCTTGTGTTCCTCGCTCGCGCGCTCCTAGGGCGATTCCCATCGCGCCAAGAGCGCGCGATATTCTCGCTATGTGTCACGGCCTCAAGGTGATCGGGATTAACACAGAGCTTTACCCGGCACGTGTGGTCGATCTCCGTTCCTCCGGCATGGCCCCACGGTGAACGAGATAGCTCGCCACATGCGCGCCCAGCAGTCGGGTAGGCCTCCCACCCGGAGCACAGATCCGGCCATAGCCGTTAGTGCCCGTGGCCCCCGTCCAGATCCAATGGCCATCAGGATCGACGAAGTACTTCCCCTGAAGTCGTTGCGCCAGAGGCTTCGGCTTTGGCCCGGTCTTCACAGCGGCGTTCCATCTGAGTCGTACACGTTGCCGCTCACGGTCTCGTCGGTGCAGTCGGTCCAAGCACCGAACGCGAAGTCGCGCCTGAACCGGTTGTTCAGCACCCGGTAGTTGGTACCGGCGCCGCCCTGCACGCAGTACAGGGTGTAGGCGCCGCCGCCCAGCAGGTTGTTCTGGATCAGCACGTTTGACGCGCCACCGACCGACGCGCGGGGGCTGATGATGGCCGAGGTGGCGTCCGTCAGCGGGTCGATGTTGTTGTGGTCGAATGTCACATTGGTCGCGCCGTCGTTGAGTTGCGCGCCATCGGTGTGCGACTCCGGGGTGGCGTACAGGTTGTGGACCCAACTGTCCCGCACGGTCACGTCGTGGAGGATGTCGAAGCCGTTCTCGCAGCCGTGGATGTTCACCCGCACCGCGTCGAGCAGCGAATCCGAGAACGCCGTGCCGGTGGTGTTGGCGCAGTCCACCTCGGAGTCCTGCACGGTCAGCCGCGCACCGGTGAAGGCGCCATCGAACGAGGCTACGGCGTAGAAGCAGGCGCCGGAGACCTTCGAGTTCTTGATGACCACACCCGGCGCGCGTACCTCCACGCAGCCGCGAATGTCCTTGCCGTCGACCACCTGCCCCGGCGTCGAGTAGACCTGGTTGCCGGTGACCACCGTCAGCGCGGTACCCGCCGGCACACCGGTGTTAGTGGCGTCGGGGAAGCCGGCCGGCGGGTCGGTAGGACTCGGCGACGGACTCACGCTGGGCAACGCGCTCGCGCTACCGGACGGCGAGGGCGACGGACCACCTGCGGTGAAGTCCAAGTGCGCGTAGAACGCGCGGCTGCCGGTCAGCGCAGTGCAGGCGCCGGCCGCTGACACCGCACGGCAGAACCGCACCCGGAACGACGCGGCGGTGAGTTGGTCGACGGAGACCATCGCCGGGAGTTCCGGCGTGACCGTCACCGAATCCGGCACGACGCCGGCCAGATGAGCGACGACACAGAAGCCGGCCGCGTCGGCGGTACAGGTGAGCCGGCCGCCCCACGAGCCCTGCACGGGCGGGACAGCGGAGGCGGGAACCATCGCCAGAGCCAGAACAACAGCGACGACGCCAGCGGCGAGCGCGGCGAGCGGTAATCGGGCCTTGCGGGACATGGTCCCTCCTAGGCGGTGGTGACCGAGGCGGTCGGCACGACGGTCCAGTGCCAATCCGGGTCAGGGAAGCTGTATTGCGGTTGTGCGGCACCCGAATAGGCGACGGTGGCGGCCGTCAGGATGTCCCTACGTCGCGCCCGGTCCCACGTCACCTGGTGGTCGTCGGTGCCTTCAGACGCAGCACCATCCGGGTTGCGGTAGGCGATCGCCGCCAACTCCAGGCCCCACGCGAACAGCTGGTCGTCGACCAGGTCGGGCCAGTCGGTGAGGCCGGTCGCGAACTTCAGCCAGCCAGACGCCACCCGGCGGCAGACTACAGTGCTGGAGTTGTCGACGACCTCACCGCTAGACCGCGTCATGTAACTGGCGAACTCGTCGATTTCGAAGAGGTTCGCCATGGCCTGCCTACTTCTGGCCGAGTTCGGCTACGAGGTCTTCCTTCGTCATCTGCTCGGCGACCGCGCGGGCGTCCTCCTCGGACACACCCTCGTCCCGCCTGGCGACCGCGTACTCCACCCACGCCTGCTTGCCGGCGTTGCCGTGGGGTCGCTTCGGCTCCTCGGACTGATCGGCCGCCGCGAGGGCCCGACCGACGCGGTCCTGGATCGACCCGCCGCCGGTGGGCTGATCGGTCACCGGCACGTTCGGCGGCTCACCCGGGATGGGCGTACCCGCCGGTACCGCGACCAGATCGGCCTCCGGCGCGCTCTCGTCCACGACCATGCCCTTGCGCACCAGACGGTCGACGTCCTCCTGGACGGCCGCCTCGGGCACGGGCGCACCGGCATAAAAGCCCAACAGCACATGCGAGCCGGTGCTAGCGTCCTTGACGCGCATGGTGACGTACGGAGCCAGTACCTTGAACGTCACGACGTCACCCCCGTGATCTCCTGCCCGGCGCCGGGTTCCTGCACGACCGGTACCGTCTTGCGGCGGCCCTGCAGGTCCCACGCGTCATTGGCGTCCAGCCGGATAGACTTGATCTGCACGGCAAGGTCGGCCACCGAGTAGCCGGGCGCCGAGTCCATCTCGTCGGCCATGCCGCCTAGGGCCTTGCTGTCGAGCACGTACGCCGACGTCGCCACCGGCAGATTCGGCGTGACGATAACCTTCATGCCGGCGATCATCTGAACCTCGCCCGTGTAGACCGGGTTGTCAGTGGTCTCCCTCCGCCACAGGTTCGAGATGACCGTGTCGACCATCATCGACATGTAGCCCAGGTCCGATACCACGATGGTGTCCGGGCTGTAACCCAGGTTGCGGGCCACGATGATGCGCTTGGCATTGAGAATATCGTTAAGGATCTTCGGGGTGCCGGCGTCCCACTTGCCCAGTGTCGCGGTGTCCGCCAGCGCCGAACCGATCGCCGACATCGTCACCGAATCCACCTGCGCGATGATCGAGTTGACGACCTTCTGCAAGGTCCGATCGACCGCCGCGCCAGCGTAGACGTTGCGCTCGATCTCCTCATCGGTGAGCCTGACCTTCTGGCCCCACTTGCTGACCGCAGCTACCGCGGCGGTACCGGTGGGCAGATTCGCAAACGGGTACTCGCTACCCGCGCTCACCGCTTCCACGGTGCGGTCGGTGACGAACGGCTCCGTCTGCTCGTACAGCACCGCGCCGCCGGTAGAACGGAAGCGCTGCGTCAACAACTGGTCGGACACGAACCGCAGATCGCGGAAGTTACGCAGCCGCCGCTTCAGAAGCTCCGGGCTCTGAAGGAACCGCGAAATTGACAGCGTGTCGCCCGAAAGGGTGGGCGCAGCCGCCGGGTATGTACCAGGCATTGCCTATCTCCTCTCGGATATCAGGTGCGGCCGACGAAGCGGACCTTGTTGGTCGACGTCGCCGTGGTAGTGGCGATGCCGATGAGCGTGCCGGCGGCCGACGCAGCGGCGATGCTCGTCGTGGCCGGGTCGACCTGACCCGTCGCGGCGGCCTGCACACCGCCACCGGCGGTGATGCCGTTCGCGCAGACGATTTCGTGCTCGACGTTCTCCAGCGGCCAGATGGTCACCTTCGCGCCGGACGCCGCGTCATGCGCGAACACCCCGATGACGGTCGTCGCCGCGGCCGTACCGACGCCCGCCGTGCCGGCGCCGGAGGCGATGGCGATCGTGCCGCCCGTCACAGCCGCCGAGGTGGTCAGCGTGAACGGCTGCGCGCCGCCGGAGTAGACCGGTGTGTAGTCAGCCACGGCTGGCCCCCTTCGCGACCGGCGGGAACAGGTGCGCGTACTCCTTGTCGATGTCCTCGTCGCCCTCGCCGACGTAGCCCGACGCCATCACCGCGAGCGCCGAGTTGCGGGTCAGGTTGTCGATGAGCGCCCGGGTGCCGGTGGGGTCTGCGTCCCACAGCCGCGCGAAGTGGGTGCGCTGCGCCGGAGTGAACTTGCCGTCCTGCACGGCCTTCGCGATGACCTGGTCCCGCTCGTCGCGCTGCGTCTTGTCGACGAACGCCTTCAAGTCCTTAATGGTGTTCTGGGTCTGCTCCCACACCGAAGACGCCAGCACGATCGTGCCGGGAGCGCCGGCCGCGTGCACCAGTTCCTTCTTCGGTGCCGCAGCCGGCTCCGGGTCGGTGTCGTCGAACAGCGCCGGCTGCGCCGGCTCGGGCGGTGGCGTGTTCTGCGGGGTGACGCCGGCCGCGGTGAGCATGGCCGCCTTCACCTCGTCATCGGAGGCATCGGCCGGAAGGCCCAGCGCCTCTCGGATCTTTGCCGGATCCATACCGGTCCTTCCTTCGGTCGGTTCCTCCGCCTCCGGGGCGGTGGTCTGTGGGGGCTCGGCCGGGTCGTCGTCGGGGGCCGACGCGAACAGCGGCAGTGCCGACGACGCCGCCAGGGCGGTCTGCAGGTCGGCCAGGGAGCGGATGTTCAGCACGGCGGGCGGGGTCGCGCCGAGGAACGCCAGCCCGGACAGCACCAGCGAGTAGGTGCGGCCCTGGTAGTCGAAGTTGCGCCAGCCCTCGATGCTTCGGTTCGGCCACCGCTTCGGCGCCGACGCGGACAGCCACTCGGGCATGTCGACGATGTCGCCGAGCAGCACGGGCCCGCGCTCGTCCTGCGCGTAGCGGATGTTCGTCACCGACCCGAACGACGGCTCACCGTCGAACCGGTCATCGACATGGCCGAGCTTCACCGGGATCCGCTGGCCACCCGACGCGGCGAAAAAGTCAGCGGCGTCGCGCAACATCTGGTCGGTGAACTCGACGGGACCACTCGACAGCTTCCAGGCGCCCGGTCGGGCGAGTTCGACCCCGTGAAGCTCGGGCGCTGCGGCAGCCTTCACGTCGTCGGCGAAGGTGATGCCGTACTTCTTGCCGGCGGCCTTGATGCGCGCCTTGATCTGTGCGAGCTGGTCGGCGGTGTACTTGGCGGCGTTGTCCTTCTGGTTGATGTAGGACCACGCGGCGCGGCAGTGCTCCTCAGAGTCCAACGGGTACCGCTTCTTGCCGTCCTTCTGGTACCCCGGGTCGGCGTACGTCACGTCGCCGTAGGGCTTCGACGGATCGGCAGCCGCGTGCATCGCCTTCGGCAGCGTCTTAGTCGCCTTCAGGCGGTCGATGAACCCCTGCGTGACGACGCCGGTCGGCTTCATGCCCAGCCGCTTCTGCGCCGCCTTCACCGCGGCCGTTGTCTTCGGCCCGAACTTGCCGTCCGTCGCCAACTTCTGACCGGCGCCGTCGGTGAAACCGAGCCGGTTCAACTCGGCCTGCAACTGCTTGACATTGCCGTCGCCACCCTTGGCGCCGTAGCCGCTGCCGGACTGGCCGTCGAAGCCGTACTGGCCCTTCGGAACGGCCGCCCGACCGCTGTGGCCAGCAGGAGCCCGCCGGTTGGCTTGCTTCTCGGCCCGCTTCTGGGCCTGGCCGGCGAACTCACCACCGGACGGACCGGACGGGTTACGCGGATGCGCCGACTCGTCCCAGGTTGCGGCCATCAGGGCGTGCGTCATCGCCGCGCACCGTCCTTTCGGGAGTACGCGGGCGCGGTGCCCGAGGTCAGGTCAGCCGGGGCCTACGACGTGGCCGCGGGGCGGGTGGCCGTGCGCTACCCGGTTCTTGTCGCTGCCGCTGGCATAGCCGAAGACCTCGATGAACCAGCGCGACGCGTACACCTTGGCCTTTTCGGGGCCGACGTACTTCGTCAGGTGCGCCACGAGCGTCGTCCACGGCTTGGGCGAATCCACCCACTTGGCCAGACCCTCACCCCTGGTCCAGTAGTGGTGCAGCTCGTCGTGGCCGGGAGTCACGTCGTGGCCAGCCGCAGCCTGAATGAAGTCGAGCATTTCGACGATCGACGGATCGTGCTTGAGTTGCTCACCGCCCGGGTGGGCGTCGATGCCGGCGGCGGCCTGAACCCCGCCATGTTGGGCGAGCATCCCCTGGAGCTTCTTCACCTGACCCGCAGACAACCAAGTACCGTGACTGCCGTCGCGGAGGTCCCAGCTATCCGGAGCTCCCTTGGCCCGCACGCCGATGATCAGCGACCAGTCCCTAGGGTTCTGCAGGTCATGCATCTGAACCTCGTAGCGCACGGCACCCCATGAGCCGTACACGGCACTGTGCGCCACAGGCTCGTCCGTGTACGGGAGGGAGCGATTCCCCAGATCCTCGTACTGGGCCGCCGCATCAGGTGGCAGCGACGCCAACCACTTCGCGGACACCGCCGCGCCGGACGGGTGGTCGCCGTGCTTCGCGTAGAAGCGGTCGTACTCCTTGTTGAGTTCCCGCATGTCCGCGCCGGCCTGCTTGGCCCTGTCCGTCATCCGGGTCAGTTCAGCGCGCAATAGCTGCTGCTGTTCGGCGTCCAGCTCCACGGTGTGGCCACGATCAGCGGCGCGCCACTTGTGCGCCTCCTCTTGGAAGACACCCCCGCCCGCACCGAAGCGTAGGTGGGTTTCGCCGCCTCGCTTGATCCACGCGAGGTTGACGCGGCCTTCCTCGGCGTGGATCGTGTCCGACCCGGCGAACGTTTCCCCCGGCTTCAGGTCGATCCGATTCGCCAGCTTCAGTACATCCCTTGTCGTGCCACCGGTACCCACCCACTTGCCGCTGTGCGGCTCGCGCGGCTCGGCCGGGTCGAACCTCGCCGCCACCGACAGCGCCCCGGCGGGCGTGGGCGGCTCCGGCGTTGGGGTGGCAGGCGTGGCCGGCTGCGGCGGGGCGGTCGCTGTGGCCGGATCCGCCGGCGGCAGCCCGTACTGCTGCCGCGATGTTTCCTCCAGCACCTGATCCGGATGCACGATCCCGGCATCGACGAGCGCCTTCAATGCCTCCGCTGTCGCCGCCTGGCGGGAGCCGATCTCGTCAAAGATGAGCCGCGGCGCCGGCTCGTCCTCGCCGAAGTTGACGTCGACCAGGTCTTCGATGACGTGTGACGTCACCGTGTCGGCGATCTGCTGCGCCAGCGTCTGCAGGCTGAGGGTGAAGAAGTCCGCGAAGGTGGTGCCCAGCGCCCAACTGCCGGTCTGCGTGCCCAGGTTCAGGAAGTGGGCGAGGACCGCCCTGGCGATCTGCTCGTCGTGGTAGCGGATCGCCGGATCAGCGTCGGGCAGGGTTCCCTCGACACCACGTAGTACCAAGTCGGCACCGAAGGGCACCGCCGAGCCGGCGGCCTCACCCGCGCGCCACGCGGTGGCCATGTTCTTGCCGGCCGCTAAGTCCTCAGAGGAGGCACCGTCCTGGCCTTTATACAGCGGGATGCCCATGCCGTTGCGTTCGATCGTCTGCGCCTGAACCCGCAACAGCCGATCCTTGATCAGCCAATGCTTGTACGCCGGCCGCAGCAACGAGCTGCCCAGCCAGTTGCCGCCCTCGCGGTCGTGCACGTACGCCACCAGCCGGTTCACCGGAATCGGCTTCGGCACCGCGTCGCCCGACGTCCAGTACTGCTTGATCGCCACCAGGCCACCGTCGGCGGCGATGTCGATGCGCTCGATCGTCTTCGGCGGCCGCGGCGCCAACTTCCGCAGATGCGCCGCCGCACCGTCGCCGTCGACCCGGTACACCTGCTCGAAGTAGTAGTGCCCGAACACCAGCATCAGCAGCGCCTGCCGCAGGTGCTCCGGCCACGAGAAGCGGTCCTTCAGCCGCGGCGCCACCGTGGGCGTCTTCCCCACGATCGGCAACCCGAGATCGTCGGCGACGAACTTCACCACCCGCGCGCGGGCACCCGCAGGGTCGATCCGCCACGGGGTACGGCGCACCGGAAGCGTCACCGCCCGCAACACCGAAGCCACCTGCGAATCGGTACGCCGCATCTGGTCGTACACGTAGACGGACTGCGGCCAGATCAACTCCGGCGTCGTCTCGTTGTCGTACAGCCACCAGTTGTAGTTGACGTTCTGCGTATAGCCGATCTCATTCACCGGAGCGGTAGCGGGCACGTCAACCACCCCCGCTTCAGAAGCCGGCCGTCATCAGGTCGTTGGTCTCTGTACGGGTTGTCGCCAGGTCCACCATCGGCGGCGGGGCGGCGGGCTTGGGTACCAGCCCCTTGTCGATCGCGAAGCCACGCGCCTCGTGCGCAAGTACCGCAGCTACTGCCGCGTCGACCAGCATCCCGTCGCCGCGCTTGGCCAGCTTGAGGTAATTCTGGGTCAGTTCCTGCTCTTGGCCCGGACGAGGCTTCTTGCGGCTTCCCTTGACGATTACAGCGTTTTTACAGTGCTTAGCGAGCGTTTCTGAGCCATCGTGGGTGATCTCATTCGCGGCAAATGAGGTCGTGAACCGCTCGATCGCCTTGTCCATGCGCTGCTCGACGTTCGTCGGGAACTCCACCACCCGGTCCGGCCACTTCGCCGACCAGGCGTCGAGGTAGTCCTGCCACCGGTATGGGTCGGCGAACATCACAGCGACGCGGTAGGCGGCGAAGGTGTCCTTGAGCTTCTGGTCGACCTCGACCGACGGGACCTTCCAGTCCGCCTTGGCGTCGGGAGGTCGCTCCCACACCTGAATCGTGAACAGCCGGCCATCCGACACGCGTGAAGCCACCAGCGCGGTCGCATCGCGGTACTTCGAGCCGTCGAACCCGAGTGTGACCACGTCTTGAGGACGCAGTCGGTCATCGGCGGCGAGCAGATCCCAGCGGACCGGATCCACGAACAGAGACTGGCCGACGACGATCTCGTTCAGGAAGAATCGGCGGCGGTCCGCTTCGAGGTGGCGGGCGGACTGGACCTCGTGCAGGATCCGGCCGCGGATGTTCACCCAGCCGCCGCGCTCTCGGGCACTGTCTCCGTACTGACGCAGCAGCTCGGCGTAAACCGCCTCAGTGTTGGTCAGATCATCGACCCGTTGGGGTTCGATCGTGTCCACCAGGACCCGCTCGTCGCCCGAATCGGCCGTGACCTGCGCCTCGGAACCCTCTGACGGGTCCCAGCCGTTGGTCAGCTCCAACCAGCGGCCGTCCATGCCGGCGACGTTGCGCTTGACCGCGCCGGCCACCTTGCGGAAACCGCCTTGCAGGGTGAACAGGTGTGACTCGGTCATCGTCAGGAACGTCATCGGGGCGCCGAGTCGCGCGCGCGCGGAGGTCGTCACCGGCTCGATTAGGCCACCGCTTGGCAGCTCTACCCGGGTCTGTCCCGCGTCCATGTTGGGCAGGTCGATGAGCGGACCACGACGGATCATCGAGAGCAGCGGCCGCCACGTGTTGTCGGTCTGATCCTCGCTGGTGCCCAGGCAGACGATCAGCGGCGACGGGTATGGGGCGCCGACAGGCTCGCCGGCAGGGTCCCAGCCATCGAAACGGGTCGGCCCGAGTGCTTCGGCGAGGATGATGGACGCCCCGAACGGGTCCTTTCCCCACTTCTGTGCCCGACGAAGCTGCCCTCCGGTGTACCGGAGGGCGTCAGGCGCCGGCCAGGGCGCCGCGTGCGTGTAAACGCGGTAGAAGTGGAGCAGGAACCGCCACATCTCGTCGGTCAGCCGGTACGGCTCGCCCATCCGGTAACCGTCCGGAATGACGCAGTGCGACTCGATCCACTCGCCGACGTCGTAGCCGAGGGTCGGGAACTCCCCCGGCTCGTTCGGGCCGCGCCAGGGCATCAGCCGACCGCCCGGATGCGCCCCCGCACGTCCGTCGCTTCGCGCTTCTCAGCTACTTCGTCTGTCACGACCTGCCACAGCAGCAGCCGCATCGCCTTGGGCGTCAAACCCAGGCGGTCCTCCAGTGCGGTGACCTGGGCCAGCAGCGCCGCGGTGGCGTCAGGCTTTTCGGCTTCCACCATCATCCGGCAGTACCGTGCGACGGTTCGGGTCCAGCCCAACTTCTCCCACGCGACGGCCTGCGGTGTTGCCCACAGGTCCATCCACGCCACGCCTTCGGGTCCCGTGGTGCCGCCCGGCAGCGGCCATGGCGGCGGCGGTCCCTGGCGACCCTCCGCGGGAAGCAGTACCGGCCCGACGCGGGTCCTTCGGTTGGACGGCGCCTTGTCGTGCTTCGGGACCTGAGGCAACTACGCCACCTCCGCCCACGCAGGATCACGGCCCGGGAGGCGCGGACGCTCCTAACCCTCGGTAACTACCCCAAGGGCTGACTACAGCTAGTTACGATCTTGAAACGTGGCAAGGTCACACATTGTGGGGTGCCTGGCCCGGGGGTCCGGAGACCTTCATGATCAGTTTTTTCCCGGGTCGACTGTCACGGTAGGTAACATCACCTAGCTCACTATCCGTGACACGCCACCGCGTCACTCCCACGCGTCACGTTGCGTTAGCGCGCACCCTTGGCCCCATTGCATGAGCGACACAGCACAGCCAGGGCCTGGCCCTCGTCCCCGCCTGCCCCCACTGCCACCGGGTGGTCCGCGGTCAGGTCGCTGCTGGGGTGTGGCTCACGCTGCCACCCTGGACACCAGTCCCCGTGCACCCGCTTATGCGCCACGACGGCAGCAGCACGCCGGTCGTCCTCGCGTGCGACACGTGGTCGTCGCTGACGCTTGGCCTTGAGCGTGGCCCTGTCCTTGACCCTCTGGTGGGTGGGGCAACGCGTGGCCTGCGTGAGCGTGCCGCAGTCAAGGCAGAGTCGCAGAGGCATCGTTCACCTCACCCGTTCACCCGAGGTGTACGCGCGACGTATGGGACACCGGGAGACAGTTCGACCCGGGCCACAATGGTCCGGGTCGGCGGCGCGCTGACGAGACTGCGCCGATAATGAGATCACTATGCTTCGCTGCTGGTCAGCGTGTCAAGCTGGCCGTTGGGTGTGTCGTCGCAGCGTCGGATCAGTGCGACTGCGGCGAGCAGGCTTTCGGCGATCTCCAGTGCCTCGCTCTCGGTCAGCCGTAGGGCGCCGTCGCCGCCGTGGAGCGCGGCGACGTGGATCCGGTCGTCGTGCCGGCGCATTGAGAAGACGCCGCTGCTGCGGGTGGCCATGTCGAGTGCGTCGCCGTGGTAGTCGGTGTCGGGCCAGTTGGCGGGTTCCCAGCGGGTGGTGCCGTTCATGCTGGCCTCCACGTCGTCGCCGTCGTAGCACGTCGGCCGGGCGCGGCCGGGTAGTCGCTTCCAGTGGTGTTCGCTGGCCAGCCGGTGCACGGTGCCGAGCGGTCGCCGCCAGATGTGGGCGACCTCGGCGGCGGTGTAGTAGCGGATCATCGGCAAGTGCACTTATCGGTCGCGCGCAGGCAGCCTCGGCAGCGCCACGTGTAGCCGTCACTGTCGTACGCGCCGAGGTAGGCCTGCCAGCGTTGACAGCGGCAACGCGGGTTCCGACCGCGACGTGTGATCTCAGCGATCAGCTCCTCGTCGGTCGCTTCGCTCAGTTCGCTCACGCCGCTGCCTTCTTCCCCTCGCGGCGAGTCTGGGCCCGCCAGTCCATCCACATGGCGAGGATCAGCCCACCGACGCCGAGCACCAGGCCGATCAAGCCGCAGAGCCATATCGGCAGGTGGTCGAGCGCGCCGAGCAGTGCGGCGATGTGGATCACCGCAATGCCGCCGACAACCCAAGCCAGGATCGTTATCCAGAACCATCGCGTCACGCCGCCGCCCTCTTCCTCGCCATGACCAGCCGGTCCAGCGTCCGTAGCTGTGTGCTGTCCCACCGGTGCTGCTCGTCCCCGTCGCATAGGACCTCGGTGGGCTTGGTGGAGTCGATGGGCCGCACGATGGCGGTCAGCGTGCCGTCGCAGCGGGGGCACGGCCCGACCTCGACACGCCGGGTGCCGGACGGATACGCCAGACCCCAAGCCCGCGACACCAGCGACGCCAGCTCGTCGGCGGCCTCGCCGGCGTACTCGGTGGCGGCGAGCCACTCGGCGTGCCGAGCCACGTAGGCGCCGATCGCGCTCACCTCGTCGGTCGGCAGCCCGATGCCGCGCTCCTCGCCGATCAACTTGGCCCACGACACGAGCACGTGTCGGATCTCGGCGCGTATCGCCACCACCTCGTCGCGGGGCGGCGTGCCGCTACCGGGTTTGCTGCTGGTGCGCTCGCCCTGACCGGCAGCCTTGAGGACGAGTTCCAGCTCGCCGTGCAGCTCGGCAGCCTTGACGGGGTTCTCGCCGAGCCGGCGCAGGTGGACGGGGCAGAGCCGGAGTCCGTCGGCGGCGCGCGCGGTGAGGCACCCTCGGCACCCGTCTTGGTCGCATCCGTCACCGTGCCGGCCGGGGATGGCGCAGCCGGGCGCGACGCACAGCAGCGGGGTCATAGCGCCTCCTCGCCCCGCTTGGCGAGCCGCTCGATCTCGTTCTCCCGATCACACTCCGCCTGCATCTGATATGCCCGGACCGTGCGGGCGAGGAGTTTCACGTCGTCGGGTACCCGCTGCAGCGGCTTGGCGGGGCACCACGGGTACGGCTTGATGATGTGCTTACCGGTAGCCATGTCATACATCTCAGCGAGGTACTTCGGGTGCACGTCTTCCTCTTCGAGGAGGTCGGCAACGAGGTCCAGAACCCAGTTCGGCAGGTTGCTCACGTCCCCGTCCCTTCCTCCATCGGCAGCAGGATGGCGGTGCGTGGCCCGGTGGGGTCATGCTCGTAGGCCGGTTCGACCTCGACGCCGGGCGCGGACAGGATGGCGTCGGCAATCTCTTCGGCCGTCCAGTCGCCGGGTTCGGTCGGCACGTGGCCAGAGGCGATGATCTCGGCGAGCCACTGGCGGGCGGTGTCGCGGGGGTCAGCCATCAGCGTTCCTCAGCTTCTCGTTGATCGATTGCCGAAAGGCCTCCTTGCGCGTCCGACCGGGGATCAGGGTGTTCTCGTCGAGTTCCAGCACGTCGTTCATCACCTCGCGGTCGCCGCCGACAACCACCGTGACGAACAACTGGCGCCGAAAGAGTCCACGAAGCAGGGCAAGCAAGCTCACGCGCACTGCGCAGCGCACGAACGGGTCGTCGATCGGCTCCCGAAAGGCGATCGTCTTGCCGTCCACCTCGGTTGTCACCCAGTAGCGGGGGCCGGTGACATGGGAGTCGTACGTGGCGCGGATGGACGGTCGCAGATCAGCCATGGTCGTCTCCGTCCTGCCCGTCGGCCGGCGTGGCGTCGGAGAGCGGGCCTTCCTGGCGGAGCAGCGTTTCCCACGACCAGCGTGCTCCCATGGGTCGGGCGAGGCGCCATCCGTCGGCCTTGTCGATGACGGGTCGCCTGGGTTCGCGCTTCCACGTCTCGCCCCTGGCACTGCGTACCGCCGTGACTTCCGGCCCGGGTTCGTACGGCAGCGCCCACTCGCGCGGCCTGTCCGGGGTGACGACCTCGCCCTCGTCCTGGATGGGTTGCCACCGAGCAAGGAAGGCTCGCGCGGCGTCCAGGTCGGCCGTGGTGGTTCCCGGGTAGGCGGCGAGCGCGACCTCGTCGTTGCCGCCTTCGGCGTATCTGACGAGGGTTTCGACGGGGAGGCGGGTGCCGTAGACGCAGGGCTGGCCGGATTTGCGACGCCGGTCGATCCAGATCTCGGCGGGACGGTCGCCGTCGTCCGGGGCGGCCTGCCCGGCGCGGTCAAGTCGCCGGATGGCCGCCACAAGGATCTCGACGAACGCAACGTGATCCCATTCGGACTTGCCCAGCGCGACGCACAAGCCGGCGATCCGGATGTGCTCCGGCGAGTCGGGGTCACCCGTGCGCCACAGGTCGATCAGCACGTCGAGGTTGTTCTCGACATCGGCCAGGGCTTGGTCGAAGGTGGCGATCTGGCCGGGGGTGACGTCATCCATTGAGTGCCCCGTCGGTCTCGGTCCAGCCGATCGCCGCCTCGGTCGCCGTCACGTCTTCGAGCGCCTGTTCGTAGCCGGCGCGGTACGCCGATTCGACAGCGGCGCGGAAGTTGGGGCTCTCGGATAAGCCTTTAGCCACTAGGTCCGGCACGTACTCCAGTCCACGCAGCGACCCGATGTGCGCCTTCGCAGCGTCGATGAACACCCGCTCGGGTACGGCCGCCCAGATGTCTCCGTCAGCCACGGTCATCCTCTGTCTGGCCGGTGTTGTCGGGCAGGGCGTCCACAGCGGAGGCGAGGTTGTCGAGCGCAGCGGCCTCGCGGGAGTCCAGTCCGGGGATCAGGAGCATGACCTTCCGCCACGCCTTCGCCGCGTCGACCACCCGCTCGGTGGCTTGGTCGCGTGCGGCCTGTCGCCATGCGGCGTCGAGGTCGGCGGGTGTGCCCTCGATCACCCGCTGGTAGTGGGCGACCCGGGCGGCGAGCCGGTCACGGTCGGCGGCCAACGTTTCCAGCGCCGCTACGACCTCATACGTGGTGTGCCGGTCGAGGTGCTGGCCTCGCGCGGCTCGCAGGCCGATCTCGTCGTCGAACTCCGTCGTGGGTAGTTCCCAGCCGCAGGCGATGGGGCAGCGGCGGAAGCGGTCGAGCGCGTCGCCGTCAGTGGCCCGCTGCCCGCCCGCCCCGTCCTCGGGTACCGCCGGGGCGGCTGCGCGCGGGGGGCGGGTTTCGTACAGCAACCAGCCATCGCCGCGGTCCACGTAGACATGCACCGGCCGGCCCTGCGAGTTTGCAAGTGCTTGGAAGTCGTAGCCGACGGGTCGGTGTACCACGTTGGGGCTGCGGTCCATTCGCGAGCCCCACTTGACCGCCTCAGACGGCCTGTGCGCCTCGGGTGCCTCCTGGGGTACGGCCCGGGCGGGTTCGGCCGTCTCCGTGGACGCTGGGCCGGCCTGCGGGGCGGCTGCGGCGAGACGGCGGAGGATGCTCGCCGCATGGCGTAGGCCTGGCCTCTCACGATCCGTGTTGACCTTCTCGGTGAGGGCTTCGATCACCTCGACCGCCTCGGCGAGCACCTGCTGCCGGTGAGCGGGCAGCACGGCGGCGAGGACGACATCAGCCAGGTCGCTCTCTGTCCCGACGAGGGTCATCGCGGGGTCGTCGTAAGGGCTCTCGCGCAAGTTGGATGCCCGCGAGAGGATCGCCTCGGCGGCGAGCGCGCGCAGGTCGGGGTCGGCGCGGGGCGGGGTGGCGGTCACGCGGTGATCCCCCGGACGGCGCGGATTTCCACATCGGCGTCGGCGGGCATGGTCCATTCGACCGCGCCGCTGTCATCCTCGTCTTCGACCGCGAGGATTACGTGGTCGGAGGTGAAGGTGAGCCATCGGAGTAGGCCGGCGACAGCCTCGGGGCCGTCGTTGGTTTGTGCATCGAAGGCAACAGACGCGCCGATGTGGCAGCGGGTCAGGTCGACGGCGAGCATCGCGGGTCCTTTCGGATGTCGAGGTCGAGCGGTTCGGTGCTCACGCGGCACCGCCAGTGGACTCGGGCTCGACGGTCACCCAGTCGCGCAGGTGGCCACCGCAGCCGGGTTCGTCGCAGGTGGCGTTCTCGTCGTAGACCAGACCGGGCAGCATCTCGACGGTGGCGTAGGCGAGGCAGAGGTAGTCGTTGATGTGCCGGCCGGTGCCCATGTCGTCCTCGATGGCGTGCATGGTGTCGGCGAGGGCGTCGATGAGTGCGGCGCGTAGGTGGGCGGCGACCTCGGCGCGGATCCGCGCGCCTTCCGCGACCACGCGGGCCTGTTCGAGGGTCATCGGTCGGTCTCCTCGGTGTGGTCGGGCCACGCGACGGCGTCGAGGGCGGCCCGGTGGGTGGCGGGTAGGGCGGCGATGGGATGGCCGAGGTGGTCGGCGGCGGCCGCGGCGAGGACCAACGCGTCGGCTTCGTCTTCGCCGCCGTGGAAGTTGGGGAAGCGGCGGGCCACCTCGCGCATCACGTCGGCCTTGGACGCGTTGCCCCGTCCGGTGGCGTACTTAGCGCGGCCGGTGGGACCCATGACTGCGAGCGGCATGTTGTCGGAGAGGTTCTCGGTGACGAGCCACCACAGGCCGGCGCGGGTAGTGGCGTGGCCGGTGACGCGGGAGTAGGCGAGTCCTTCGACGACGACCAGGTCCCACTTTCCGTCGGGTCCGAGTGGAGCCTCGATGACGAGGGCGATCTGGTCGATCATCCAGCGGATGCGGTCGCGGTCGCCCCACTTGGTGTGCTTGGCCGGTTCTTTGATCAGTTCGGTGCGGTAGCGGTGGTCGATGCCGTTGGTGGTGACGACGGCGACGCCAGTGGCGGTGAGGCTGAGGTCGAGGCCGAGGATGTTCACGCGGCACCGCCGATCGGCAGCACGTCCTGCGCTAGGCGGCGGGCGATCAGTTCGCAGTACCGCTCCTCGATCTCGACGCCGATGGCCTGGCGGCCGAGATTGCGAGCGGCGACGAGGGCGGAGCCGGAACCGGCGAACGGGTCGGCGATGACGCCCGGTGGGCAGGCGTCAATGAGTGCTTCCATGACGTCCAGCGGCTTTGCGTGAGCGTGTCCAGCCCGGGTGCTGTACCCGTTGTAGCCGGAAGCGGCGAGCGATCGGGTCTTGATGACCGCACTGCGCGTAGGCGTTTGGTTCGGCCAGTTGCCCAGGAGGAAGATCGGCTCCCAGTTCATCAGCCATGGATCGCGCTGACCAAAGAGGCCGGCTCCGACGACGGGCTTCTCGAAGACCAACGCCTTCTTCCAGCCGGTCGGGAAGCCGACGCGCAAGGATCCGAAGACCAGCGCGGGCCGTTCGCTTCCCCACGACGCAAGCGCGGCATCCCGCGTGGATGTGTCCCTGTCTCCAGCGATCCCGGCATGGGCAGCGGGATTGTGCTTTCCCGCCCATGCACCGTGCCGATAGGAAACTCCCCACGGCGGGTCGGTGACGAGGACGTCGGCGGCCAGCCACTCGGTGGCCTCGCGGCAGTCGCCGTGCCACAGGGTCACGTGCTCGTCAGCGTAGTAGGGCTTCATCCCCCACCGCCTCGTCCGCACGTCGGGCACGCCTGCGGGTCGACGACGGCCAACGCCCGGGGCCGGTCGGGGTCGCGGCGGATGGCGCCGAGGCGGGTGAGTTCACCGAGCTGGTAGGCGACCGACGACGGCGAGACGAGGCCGACGGCGGTGGCGATGTCGCGGACGGTGGGCGGGTAGCCGTGGGCGGCGACGTGGGTGCGGATGTAGGCAACGATGGCGCGTTGGCGGGCGGACAGCGGCGGGACGACGGGCACAGGCGCCCCAGGCACCAGATCGTCCTTGATCTTGACATGTGTTTGATCTTGTACTAGCTCGTCCGTCTCCTCGTCCCTATAGACGGGGACGAGGGACGAGGACGATTTGCCTCGTCCCTGGACGAGGAGGGACGAGGTTGGGACGAGGGACGAGCTAGAAACCGACATCGACAAACTCCTTGATCAACCGGTGCAACTTTGCCCCGTGAGCCCCGCTGGAAAGCTCCACGAACTCCTCGTCGACAAGAGCAGCCAGAGCGGAACGGATATCGACCGCCTTACCTGTTACTCGCTCTTCGACTTCCCCCTTGGTCAGCGGGCGCCCAGCCCTGGCGAGCGCATCCGACACCGACAACATCAACTTGACGTTGCGCTTCGACTCGTCCTCACCCGGCTTGGGCGGCCACAGGTCGGTCGTGGCATCCATCTCCGTCTGCGAGTCGATCGCCAGGTCGGCGAACCAGTGCAGACCTTCCCGGCTGGGAAGCGCGTGACGCCGCAACTGCCCGGGGCGGTCCTTGGCGATGAACAGCGTCGACTTGCCCAACTGCCCGACCCCGAACGGCTTGCGGTTCTCCAACACGAACGCCGCCCCGTTGACCCCGTTGAGCTTGTGGACCGCCCCGATGGCATACCGACCACGGGACTCACTCGCCTTCGTCACATGGTCGAGCGCCACCACCGCCGGACCAAGATCGGCGATCCGCCGTAATAGCAGCTTCCCGAACCGAGCCACGTCGGTGTTGTCCTTCATCTCAAGCCCGTGCATCGACATCGCCTCGGTGACGCCGTCCGTCACGCACAGCGTCAACTCGGGCAGTCCGAGGACATCCAGTAGCCGCGCCCAGCCGGTACCGGTGGTGACCGGCTCCTCGGGTCGCACGTAGTGGAAGTGGGCCGCGATCTCCGCCCGCGGTGCACCAACCGCCAGTAGTCGGTTCACGACGCCCACCTCGTCGTCTTCGAAGTCGAGGTACAGGACGTCCCGTCCGTCGGCCAGTTCGTCCCGGCAGGCCAGCAGCGCGAACCAGGTCTTCCCGGCCTCACTCTCCGACGCCACCGTGTGCACCCGGCCGGGGTAGAACAGCCCCACACCGTCGTTGCGCCGCCCCACAGAGGGCAGCAGTGGGCGGTAGGTGCCGTCGAGCACCGACGTGAGGTCGACAGGCGCCCAACTGGCGCCGGCCGCCTGTGCCGTGGCGATGGCGGCCTGGCGCTCTTCGAAAGTGAGGTCATCATCGTTCACGCGGATTCGCCTTGCCGGCGGCGACACCTGAGGCGATGGTCAGAGCGGCTTCCCGCTCGCCGAGGCCGCACGCCACGGCGGCCGAGTACAGCTCCTGAACCACGGTCGCCTCGTCGAGCAGTCCGGCGCCGAGTAGGGTGCCGACGCTGAACGCCGCCTCGTTGAGGCGGTTGTTGCGGCCCGGTTCCCTGCTGGCCCGTACGGCGGCGACCTCGTTTTCCAGCGCCTTCGCCGCGTACCCCTGGCCGCCGCCGGTGCGGGCGGCATCGAACGGGTCGGGGACCGGTTTCGGCGGATCCATCAGCTGACTGAGCAGGCTGGGCCACGGGGCGGGGTCGGCGAAGAAGTCCACCCACCGGTAGGCATGCCCCGCGGCGTGGATGCTTGGCGCGGCCACGATGTACCCACCGCGCCCCCGGGTGTCCAGACCGACCATGTTGGGACCGAAGGCGTTGGCCTTGCCCTTCACGCCGCCGTCGGGGGCCTGGTAGATGAAGTGTTCGCCACCGGACCCGGTGATCTGGGTGAGGGTGTCGGGCAGGGGCTGGCCCGCGCCGGCCAGGTAGTCGCGCAGGCGGGCCAGGGATTCGTCTCCGCCGTGCCGAGGGTCGACGTCGAGGACGGCGAAGTTGTTGGCGCCGGCGGGCAGGCCGATGTTCGCCTTCGGGTGGATCTGCCACCAGTTGTAGATGGCCTCGATGTCCGCGCTGGCGCCGTTGACACCCCGTGCGGTCATGGGGTGCTTACCCGGGGACGAGCAGGACAACCTGGACGGACAGGCGCAGGTGCCGTCCTCGGGCCACCAGACGGGGAACACGAGTAGGCCGGCGACGGCGTAGACGCGGGCCATGGCGCCGAGTTCGCTTTCGGCGTCACGGTCGATAATCGTCATTGGCGCCTCCGGTGATGTCGTAGGTTGCCGGGCCACCCACAGGTTGTGCATCCGGCCTGTGGGTGGCCGTTGTTGGAGTTGTGTGGTGTCGCCTAGAACGGCGGCGGCCCCGCGGTGGCCCGCCGCAGGTGTGCACGGGCGGTCTGCTTGTCGGCGTCGGTGGGTTCGGCGAGGATCCACGGCGCGGACTGGCCGGGCTTGGCAACACCCCGGCCGAGCCGCCCGAGGACCATCCGTCCGGTGCCGATCTTCGGCCGGAGTTGCCCCTGCAACGCCTTCTGGAAGATCAGCACGCCGTTGTGCTCGGTGCCGGCGTCCTTGCCGTCCAGGACGGTGACGGTGGTTTCGACGGCGTCGGCGGGGCCGAAGGACGTGTTGATGTCCTTCTGCTCGCTGGTGGGGGCGAGGAGCAGCAGGCACCCCTCGAACTCGGTGATCTTCACTCCGGTCGAGGGGGCGTCGAACATGTCGCTCACGTGTGTGTCCTTTCGTCTGTCTTGTGCGTGTGCGTGTTTCACCCTGCGGTTGCGAGGAGCTTGTGTTTGCGGCTGCGCGCGGCCGCGGTCAGCGTCTCGTTCCAGGCGCCGGCCGCTGACGCTTCGGCCCAGATGGCGGTGAGGTCCTCGACGGTGGTGGCGTTGCCGATCCGGGTGGCGAGGTCGTTGACGGTGTGCTGGCGTTTCAGCCCAGCGAGCGGGTCGGTGCCGTGTGGTACGGCAAGGTTCTTCCGCTGGCGCCACGCCCGTACCTGGGCGGCCAGCGCCGCGGCTTCCCACCCGGCGGCGATGTCGACCTGGTACAGGTGGCAGCGGCCCTGCCCGACGGGCAGGTGCATGACGATCGCCTTGTCCTGGTCGACGGCCGGCATCGGCTCGTACCGCTGGGTGAGCGCGTTCCAGATGGCGGCGCCGTGGGCGTAGAGGGCGAGCTGGATGGCGATCTCGGTCCAGGAGTAGTCGACCCGCTTGGCGGTCTTCAGGTCCCCGACGAGGTGTCGGCGGGCGTTGATCTGCGCCTGTGTGGTTTGCAGGATGCGGTCGAAGCAGCCGGCCACCTTGTACTGCGGCACCACGACGATCCGTTCGATGAGGGTCGGCACCGCGATCAGGCCGCTGGCCGACATCTCCTTGCGGTACGCCTCCACGTCGGCGCGCCACGGGTCGGGCACCACCGGCTGCTCGCCGCGGTCCAGGGCTTCGGTGAAGGAGTGCAGGGCGGTGCCGAGGTTGGCGCCGGCCGCCGACGCCGCGGCGTCCTTCGCCTGCTGGGTGACCTTGTTGAGCGTTTCCTTGTCGTCGACGCCGGCCGAGCACGCCAGGGCGTACAGGTCGCCGCGCAGCCCGATGCCCTTGGCCACCATCCGTTCGCCCCACTGGGTGAGTGCGAACGTGTCGGCGAGGGTCTTGGCGAACGTGGTGGCCCGCGTCCACGGCTGCTCCTTGCCGCCGTCGGGGTCGGGCAGCAGGTACCGGCCGTAGCGGTCACGCTTGGGCCCCGGTTGGGCGGCGGCGGCGTCGAACTGGTCGCTCATGCCGCCCCCCGGGCCCGGTCGGCCTTCGCCGCCGCGTTGGCGGCCAGGCACCGGGCGCAGGCGGCCTCGTCGCGGCGCAGGTGCCGCTTGTAGCCCTTCGGTGTACCGCAGGCGTCGGTGTCCGGCCGGCCCTGCCCGGCGGTCTGCTGCAGCTCCCCGACCCGTCTCGCCACGTCCTGCCGGCTGCAGCCGACCCGCTCGGCGATGTCGGTGAGCGGGACCCTGGCGGCCCACATCCAGGCGATGCGTTCCTCGTCGGTGACGGGCCGGTTCACCCCCGCCGGGTCGCCGGTGCCCACGGCGGGGCTGCCCGTCGGCGTGCGGGCAGCCACGTTGTGTGGGCGGGCCGGTGCGGACGCGTGCCGGGAGGTCCACCAGTAGCCGCCGTAGACGCCGTTACGGACCTCGCGCGGGTTGTCCCGCGCCCACGCCATGCATTTGGTGCGTACGTCGCACAGGCGCTGGCAGATCCACGCGGCCTGGCCATGGTCGTCGGCACTGTGCGATGTCCATAGGTTGGGGTCCCATTCGTCGCTGGCGCAGGCGCCACGCACCCGCCAGTCGATGTCGTCGCTGGCAGAGTCCAGACCCCAGGAGGTGCCTTTCCGAAGGCTCACAGCAGCTCGTCCTTCACCTTAGCGTCGACGGTGGACTGCTGGCTGTCGTCGGGTTCCTCGTCGTCCTCGGTGGCGCACCAGCAGTCCGGGTCGCCGCAGTAGTAGGGCTCGTCGATGTCGTCGAGGTCGGTCACGGTGCCTCCTCAGCGCTCGCCGGCTTCAGCTCGGTCTTCACCTGCTCGATGAGGTCAGCGGCGTCGCGTACCTCGGGCGGCACGGCTCGCAGCAGTTCGCCGAGGCAGGGCCAGTCCTTGCCGTGCCATTTCTCGTAGTCCGCGAGATCGGTGATCAGCTTCCATGCCCACGGCGGCAGGTCTCGGTACCTCACGTGGTCACTGCCACTTCGTCGCGCCGGGCCTGGATCAGTTCCCGCCATTCGGCGGTGAGCATCCGGTAATCACGCTCGATCTCCGTGTAGACCTCAAAGGTGCGGGCGCGTCGATCAAAGCCGAACTCGTCCTCGTGGAAATCGACCTCTTCTGGCCGACCGTCGAAGTGGCCGTATTCCTGCCCGAGTACGCACCGGCACGGGTCGCCGAGGTCCAGCGTCTCGAGGTTGATCCGCTGCCACCAGCCGGGCCGGTGCTCGTCCAGCCACGCCGCGCCGGCGGACACACGATCGTCGATGGTGGTCATGCGGCGGCCTCCCACATCTCGCAACCAGTGACCATCGAGCCGGCGGCGACCGCACCAACGCCCGCCCGGCACTCGATATAGCCCTCGTTGCAGTTGCACGGCCGGCCCGGGAAGCACCAGTCGCCCGTCTCCACGACGTTGTAGTTCGCGCATGTGCGACACGCGCGGACGGCGGGGTTGTTCCAGCAGCGGCCGATGTGGACGGTCGCCGCCTTCTTGCTGGATCGGGCGCGGCGACAGTGCGGGCATTGCCACCGAGTGACCTTCAGTGCGATCGGCTCACTCACCCCGCCACCGCCAGCATCTCGTCCAGTTCGGCCCGGTCGAACTCGCCGGTCTCCCACGCCGCCGCGGCGAGCCGCATGCACGTATCGGCGTCCAGCGGCGCGGTGAAGGCGCTCAGCCGGGGGTTGAAGATCTCGCCGACTTGCGTTTGAAGGTCCTGCTCGAAGTCGTGCCATATCCGTGCCCAACGAAGTTCCGTCTCAACATCAGTGACCAGCTCCGGGGCCACCGGCGCGTCACGCAGGGCGTGTAGTTCGGCGCCGAACTCCTTGGTCGCCCCTTCATGTGGTTCGGGACGGCGCGGTACCGGGCCGCGGCCGTCGACCACGTCGCGCACCACCGGCAGGTGCACAGTCCCCGCGGTGGCAGCGGTGGCCGGCGAGGGGGGCTCCTGCGGCGCCGGGTGCCGGCCGTGGGAGTGGTACCAGGCGAACAGGCGGCGGACGGTGGCGATGCCGACGAGTGCGATGACGCCGGCCCACAGGCTGATGGCGGCGACCCAGACGATGGCGGTGGCGGTCACAGCCCACCGCCGCTGATCGCGTCGTACAGCGCCATCGCCCACCGCACGTCGCCCATCGCGGTGTGCCGCTCGGTGGTCGGCGGCTCGACCCCACAGGCGCGGGACAGCGCATCGGAGTCGTCCTGCTGGCCGAGAGCCAAGCCGGCGTCCACGTCACCCATCGACGCCCGGCCGAGCAGGTACCCGATGGCGAGGTTTTCGATGTCCTTCAGGTGGTAGTGCCACATCGGCGGCACGTCGTAGTAGGCGAGGATTCGCGCCAGTCGTTCGGTGTCGAAGTTCGGCACGGCACCGATGACGTGTGGCTGACCTACCAGCGCGCCGCTGAAAAGTTCGACGAAGTCCGCCAGGTCGAGGGCGCCGGTCGGGTCGTACCGGGCGTCATGGTCCGCCCGGAAGAACTCGGGTAGCGCCTTGGCCTTCGCCAGGTCGTGCTCGACGAAGCAGTGGTAGCCGGTCTCGCTGTCGTCCTCTTCCCGGCGTACAGCGGCCCACTCCCAGATGTGGTCGTCGGGGCTCAGCCCCGTGGTCTCGGTGTCCATGAAAACGATGGCGGTCACTTCTCGTCCTCCTTGGTCTTTGTGATCGGCGAGAAGACGCCTCGCAGCAGCGCGACGAGGACGAGCGCCCAGCCGTAGCCGATGGGCGGCAGCGCCGGCACCCACTCGGCGTGGGCGATGCCGACGGCGAGCATGAATAGCCAGCCGTGGGACAGGGTGATCAGCGCGCTGGTGATGAGCGACTGGATGAACCGGCCGTACGCCTTGCGGCGGGCTTGCCGCTTGTTCTCGGCCCGGATGAGCTTCACCAACTCGGGCGTGAAGGTGGTCACTTCGAGCGCTCCTTGTCGAGGTATCGGTACGCGTCCAGGACCCACCCCTCCGCCGCGCAGGCGGTGGTGTCGGCGCTGTCGCGGGGGTCGAGGGCGGCGGCGGCCCGGGCGTCGACCGGGTCGGGGCGGTCGAGGCGGCGGCAGATCAGGTCGATGGCGCCGAGAGGGGCGGCGATGGTCAGGCCGAGGAAGAAGCCGGTCATGCGACTACCGCCTCAGCGCCCCACAGCGGCACAGCTGTCCACCGCTGCTCACAGGAGGAGCACATAGCCCCCGACTTCGGCGGCCTCTCTGCCGTCTTTCGGTCGCGATAGGCGCCCCAGCCCCACCGGCACCGCTCCTCCGGAGCGCCGGCTGCCCGGACGGTCTGCTCCAAGCCCCGGATGTGGCTAGCGACGTCTGGGAACCAGTCACCGATCTCGTCGAGCTCTCCCGGCTTGGCGAAGGCACCGCATAGGCATTCGCCGGACATGTGGATCAGGTCGCTGACCTCATTGCGCGGGCAGTCCCGGTTCATGAAGCGGTACGTGTTGAGGTCGAGCGCCGTCCAGTTCCGCAGAGGTGAAACCCACACTGCGGACTTCCGGCGTTCGATCTCGGGGATGTCGCGCTGGGTGCGACGAGGCGACTCAGTCAACCGTCGGCCGGCGAGGAGCACGATGCGCTGACGCCACGGGTTGTTGATCAGCTCAGCCTGGACCTGCTCGATCGCGCGCAGCTTGAGCCGTTGGTACATCTTCCAGTGTCGTGCGGGGCCGGGGAATCCTTGGACTTCACCGGTCTCCGGGTCAGTCTCGGTGATCAGATCCTCGTACCGGGATCCCGCAGGTGGGTGGCGCTCCAATAGCGGCAGCCCCCAGTCCGCGCACGTCCTGCGCACGAACTCCCGGGTCTGCTCGATCCCGATACCGGTATTCGCGTGGGCGGCGTGAGTTGCGCGGTGTCGCATGAGGTGCGCCAGTACCGTGGAATCGTTGCCGCCGGAGAACAGGATGACCGTTGCGGCGTGCTGACGGCTTCGACCTCGGCCATCACGATGTTCGGTGATCTGCTCACGAATGGCGCGATCGAGCATGTCGTGGGCTTCGGTGATGAGGCGGCTGAGCCGAGCGGCGCGGTCGAAGATGTTCATGCTGCACTGCTCTCTCGGTCGAACGCCGCTGCCACCGAGCAGCCCGGCTCGTGGCGAGCGATTCGGCTGGTCTTGCCGCAGCCGTGGCACCGGTATGGCCCGTCCGCCACCTCCGCCATCGTCGGGTCGTACACGCCGAAGAACGCCAGCACGCTGAGCGCGAACCCGACGCTGTCGGTAGCCATCCGGTTGATGCCGAACTCCAACACCCACTGGCCGTCGCCGAAGTCGGTCAGTTCCAGCACGGGGAGCTGCCAGCCCTCGTGGGGCTTGGGATACCACCGGCAGTTCCGCCTGTTGGCCCACCACCCGGGCCGGAACTCGTAGCGCTCGCGGCCGTGGCGCAGGGCGGCGGCGAGCGCGCCGCGCTCGGCGCGGGTCATGCGGTCACCTCGCCGACGTAACGGGCGTAGACCTTCGACGACGAGCTGCCAGCCGGCCCGACGCACTTCGCGTCGAAGGACCTAGGTGGTGCGAACGGGCCAACGCCCTGCCGGATGCGCCAGACGAGCCCACCGGCCGACCCGGGCGCCTTGTCCTCGGCGATGACCGCCCATTGGCCGGGATTCGCGCGCAAGGCGTCGGCGATCGGCTGGAACTTCGACGGTGGCTTGGGTTTGGCGTTGCCATGTTCGGTTGGCGGGTCTTCCCACCGGATGACGCTCACCCCGCACCTCCCTGCGCGACGATCCGCACCTCGTACCGGCCGACGATGTTGTTGCAGTCGCACCATTCGGCGCACGCCTGCGGCCACGTCAGGTCCCGGTCGACGTGCCGGCCCGTCTTGTCGACCCACGACACGTCGTAGAGGCCGGACAGGACGGCGGGAGCGGGGCGGGTGCGGAGGTTCACGAGCCCATCACCTTTGACCAGACGGCGGGCGTGTACCCGTCGCCGCGCATTGCGGCGGCGGCGCCGAGTGCCAGCGTGGCGTGAACCTGCGCCTCGGCGAGGATCTGCGCTACGGCGTTCGGCGCGTTGCTCGACTCCATGGCGATTCCGAGCAGCCGCTCGGCAGCGCGATAGTGCTCTGGGCCGTTCATGACCCCAGCGCCTCTGCGGTGGCGGCCATCCGCTCCTCGCGCGTCTCCGGCGCGGCGTTGACGACGTACCAGACGCGCGGCCAGCGATCGTCGCCCATCGGGTAGCGGATGCTACGGCCGCCGTCGGCGATGTCCACGTCCAGCTCCTCCGCGACCCGCCGCACCTCGGCGCAGCGGTCCTCGAAATTGCCGTGGCTCTCCCACATCGAGTACTGCCCGTGGACGGACTGCGGCGCGGGCAGGTCGGTGCGCGCCTCGATGAAATCGGCCAGGGCGCGGATGTCGGCGACGAGTTGCGCCCGCTCCCGCTGCTCGCGTTCGGTGGCCTGGTCGGTTACCTTGGTGTCCATCTGGACCTCCTTGTCAGGTCTGGTCTTGGGGCCCCGGCGTTGCGGCGTCGGGGCTTCGTTCTGTCTGGGTAGCCCGGCCCGGTGGGTTGGTGGCTATCGGGGAAGAAGGGCCACCGCCATGCCTGGGGGGAACGGCTCCCACCGGGCCGGGTGTCCTCACCCGCCGCCGTCCTCCCCGACGACGGCGGGCGTTTTGGTGGCGGCCCCCGCCCCACCCCTCGCAAAGCAGGGGCCGCCGGTCCCGTGGGGCGCGCCGTGGCGGGACGGCTCGCTCGCGCGCGGGACGAGGGTGGTGGTCTTGGCCGGCGCCGGGTTCCGAGCCGGCGGCGGGTACGCCGGCGGGTGCGTCGGTGTCGGGTGGGTGGGGCCGTCGGGTTTCGGGCCGGGGCCGGGGTGCGGCGGGTTCTTGGCGAGGTAGGCGAGGAGCCGTTCGCCCACGAGCCTGGTGTACGCCGGCGGGATGGCTTGGCATAGCTCATTGCCGGTCATCCAGTCGATGCCCATCGCCTCAGGGCCGACATAGGTGCCAACGTCGCCAGTGATGGAGACGTGCCACCCGGCCGCCCACCGCTCCCGCCGCCGACTCGTCGCGGTGAGCGCGACGTGGTCCGGATGCGCCGGCTGGGCAACGGGGAACGACGTTTCGAACCAGCGGTGCCGGTACGTCCGCAGCCCGAACATGCCACCGCACAGAACAGCGTCCGCTCGCATCGGCGCGCCGGGGACGTTCTCGATGACCCAGGGAAGCCCGAGAGGGGCAAACCGCTCTCGCGTCGCCGCCAGCAGCCAGCCGGTTCCGTCCGTACCGGCGACACTCGTCAGCGGCGTGTGGTCGCGGCATGGCGGCGAGGCGTGGATCGCGTCGAACTCGTGGCCGTGTTTAGACAGGTAGTCCAGCGCGTCGCCCTGGATGAACCCACCGCAAAAGAGATCAAGGAGCACGGGCCGGCTCACTTCCCGCCCCCCTTCGGCCGATCCCGCGGGCCGAGCAGCTTCGCGGCGTCGGTGCGCGGCGTGGTGGGCGCGTCGGTGGAGTGCTTCCCGCCGTAGCCGGACGTGGGGTTGCTGGAGGTCTCGCCGGAGTCGTGCTTACCCACGGCGCCCCTCCCGCCATTCCTCGGCCTCGGCGAGTTCGTACAGCGCCTGGGTTTCCTCGATGTCGGTCTTCGTCAGTGGCCGGCCGGCGGCGGACCGCTCGCGGTTCTGGTCGGCGCGGCGGATGAGTGCCTCGGCGGTGTGGCGGGTCATCAGTGCCACCCCCACAGCGCCCAGGTGACGACCGCGCCGAGGCCGGCGAGGAACGCCGACGCGGCGAGGGCCAGGCCGAGGGCGGCGGTGGTGTTGAGTCGCCGTTCCCGCCGGACAGCGAGGGTCAGGAACTCGCCGTTGTAGTCGACGAGTAGCCGCCCGCCGTGCAGCGCGGCGGCTTCGACGATCGCCGCGTATACGTGCAGGGCGCGGTTGACGGTGTCGGTGCGGGCGTGACCGGACAGTTCGGCGGCGTCGGCGAGGGCGGTGACGGCGGACGGGACCAGGTTGACGGTCAGCTTCATGAGGTCGGTGTCGGTGGTCATCGGGACACGCCCCGCGAGATCTCGTCGTAGCGCGCCCTGGCCGACGGCTTGATCAGCATGATGATCGCCTGAAGGCGCCGCTCGCCGTCGAGGTTGTCCCGTAGCCCGTTCCACACCTTGTCGACCCGCTTCTCGCAGGTCTGCGGGTCGAGGCCGTTGTTCTCGGCGTACATCCACGAGGCGTAGTCCTCGACGGCCTGCGCCAGGACGTGCTCGACGACGGCCTCGTTGAGGGCCTGGTCGACGAATTCCTCGGGGGTGCGCTCGGTGGCCATCACGCGGCCGCCGTTCCGGTCGGCGCGGGGAGGAACCGTGTCACCGGCACGCCGAGGAGTTCGGCGGCACCGTCCAACTCAGACGGCCGGAACTCAATTCGCCCGGCGAGCCGGCGCTGGATCTGCACCTGGGACAGGCCGAGCTGGGCGGCGAGCTGGCGCTGGCTCACGCGCTGGCGGGCCATCTCCGCTCGTACCTCAGCCGCCACGTATTCGGCCAGATTCTGTGTCATGGAGGAACTGTCTCACTTATAGCATGAGAGATCAAGCCTCAACCGGCAGGATTGACCAAACAGTTGACGCGATAGCGTCACGCCATCAGACTTACCGGCATGAGCCTTGACATGACGCCCCCGCGAGCGTCATCACTGTCCGAGCGGGTGGCTGAGGAAATCCGAGTGGTCCTGGCCAGGCGGCGCATCCGGCAGTCCCAGCTCGCCAGGGAGCTGGGAGTCAGCGAACAGTGGATCTCGGTACGGTTGTTGGGGAAGCAGCCGATCGATCTGAACGACCTCGCTCAGATCGCTGAGGCCCTCGGGGTGCAGGTGACCGACCTCATCCCCCGACCGGACGGAAACGGCCCTACCCTGCGGTATCGCACCGGCTACGAACGGCCGAGGAAGCGCCGCATCGCGCCTACGCCCCTCCACCGTTCACCCGTCGTAGGGCGCCCCGAGCGTGAGACGCATCAGCCGAACGGACGACCCCAGCCGGATCTGTCCCCTCAGCCGCTCCGCCGACCAGCCATTCGTAAGCGCCGCGCCCTGGTGTGACGGGGGGTCGTCTACACCATGACCAGCGTGATCGTGCCGCCGGTTGATCAGGACATGGACATCCCGACGTCATTGCAAATCATCCGCGAGCACCTCGACTGGATGAAGGACAGCGAGAAGTTCTCCACCAACACCATCGAGGACGCCCGCCGGGTGCTCCTCGCCGCCGAGCGCGATCTCGGCGCGCTCGCCACCGCCGACGAGGGCGAGTTGCGGGCGTGGCTGGCTGGCGACGGGTGGAGCCGGCAGACGAAGGCCACCTACCGGCAGCACCTTGTCCGGTTCTTCCGCTGGGCCTTCGACGACGAGTGGATCGACTTCGACCCGTCGACCCGGCTGGCCCGGCCCCGGGTGCCGAAGGGCGTACCGCGGCCGTGCACCGACGCGGAGGCCGACCTGGCGGTCACCGCATTACCGATGCCGTTCAAGCTCCACGCCCGGCTGGCCCGCTGGGCGGGGCTGCGCTGCATCGAGGTGGCGCGACTGCACCGCGAACACGTCACCGCGACGCAGATCTTCGTCCTCGGGAAGGGCGACAAGCCGGCCGTCCTGCCCAACCACCCGCGCATCTGGGAGCTGGTCGAGCCGCTGCCGTCCGGGCCGGTGACCCGCAAGCCTCGTAGCCAGGCCGGCCTGGATCACTGGGTGTCGACGGAGACCGCCGAGCAGCTACGCGCGATCGGCGTGCCGATCACCATGCACCAGTTGCGGCACTGGTACGCCACGGATCTGCTCAAGACCACGGGGAATATGGAGTACGTGCGGCGGCTGATGCGGCACGAGTCGATGGACACCACCCGCGGGTACACGCTGGTGGGTCAGACCGAGCTGCACGACGCGGTGCTCGGTCTGACCGACATCAGCGTCCGATGACCCGCGGCCGCCGGACCGGCTGGCGCTGACGCAGGGCCAGCGTGGGCTCCTCGCTGGCGACCTCGATGCGAGGTAATCGGTCCGGCGGCAGCTGGTCGCGGCGGGCCACGACGATGACGTCTACGCGGCCGTCACGCAGCAGCGCCTGAATACTCGACCAGCGTTCACCGCTGGCCTCGTCGATGACGATCGACACCAGTTCGTACCCTCGCGCCTCGACGTGTAGCGCGCAGGTCCGTCGCCAGCGGTCCATCTGTTCTCCAGCCGGGAGATAGATGACCGCTCGTAGATCCGACATCCCGCCTCCGGAGGGTCTGTCGGTGTACCCGTTCCTCCCGTTTGTCGGATCAACGACATGGACGTCGCACAGGTTGTGCCACCTAGTGACATAGGCACCCTTACGGGGTAGTCGTCATGGACGGGTTGCCCTCACTCAACATGCCGATGACGGCCAGCCCGACGCAGCACAGCACCGGAAGGACGAGCGCCAGGACGGCGATGAGGATAGCCGCCTGCGGGCCGGTGATGCCCTTGCGAGCCACCGGCTGGATGTAGACCTGGGCCGGGTACGGCGCCAGCTGCGGTGAGGGCGGCGGGATGAACTGGGCCTGTTGCGGCTGGTACGGCACGACCGGACCGGACACCTGGGCGGCCGGCGGGCCGAGGGGTTCGGCGCGGGTGGTGTCCCAACTAAGGGGGAGGTCTTCGTGTTCGGGATTCACGCCGGCCAGTGTGACAAGCGGTGTCCACCGCGTCACCCGGATGATCGGCTACTCCGCGACGAACACTCCGCGGCCGGGCTCGCCATACACCAGGCCGCGGTCCCGCAGAAGGCCGATAGCGCGAGCGACCGTGGCCACCGAGACGCCGTAGATGTCGGAGAGCTGCTTGTAGGAGGGCAGCGCCATACCGCGCGGGTACTCGCCGAGCCCGATGCGGGCGGCGAGATCGTCCGCGATCTCCCGGTAGGACAGGTGGCGAGGCACTGTGGTGGTCACTCCTGAGTCAGCACCTCCAATCGGATCATGGATGCCTAGCTCACTTCAAGAGCATGGTTGACCTATGTCACTAGGTGAGCTTAGTGTAGTTGAAGCGGTCCCCCTGAGTCAGCAAACCCGGGGTGGATACCCGCTGCGCGGTGGCCCGGGGTAAGCACCCAGTCGTCCCACCCGGCTCGACTCAGCCCCCGGCCACCGCGCGCCCCAGACGTGCGCCGACCACCGGGGAGATAGGTCGGCGCACCAGCGTGCGGCGGCCGGGCGGGTCGGGCTCCCCGCCGAGGCTCGGGAGTTCTGCCCGGCCGCCGCGCCACCTCGACGAGGAGGAGCGATGGACTGGCACTATCCGGCGCTGCGCTCCCCGTGGCTGTCCTGGCTCCCCAAGCGCTGCACGTGCGGCCGCTACCGGTGCCCGTCGCTTGTCAGGCAGGAACGCGCGCGGCGACGGCACGAGCTGGCCGAGTTCTGGGACGAGCGGCAGTGGTAGTCAAGCCGCGGTCACCGGCGCCGCCAGACCCCGAGTTCTCCGAGTGGCGGGCGCTGCGGATCGCCGAGCAGGAAGTCATCCTGGCGCGGCACTCGCCGGGCGGCGGCGACAGCTGCGAAGGATGCGCTGCGGTCGGCGGGAACTACCCCGGCTGGTCGTCTGCGTGGCCGTGCGGCAAGTACCGGGAGGCCCAGCGGCTGATCGACATGCTGTCGGGGCGAACCCCCGAGAGGGCGTAGCCGTGCTCACCGAGACGCAGCGCCGCTGCACGGGCATCCCGATCACCTTCGACCGCGACACGCACGAGCCGGCCGCGCCGGTCGGCATGTTCGTCGTGGTGCCGCTGGAGTGCCCGCTGTGCCGGCTGCTCACCACGCGGTGGTGGGGTGTGGCGGGGTGTGCTGACGCACGTCGCGCCGCGGTTGCCGGACTAGCTGTCGCGCAGCCGTTCGACGACGACCCGGCGGAACACCCACGTCGTGCCGACCTGCGCGCCGACGAGCCGGCCGTTCTGGACCATCTGGTGGACTGCCTGCCGGCTGACGCCCAGGATCGCCGCCGACTCGGCGAGCGAGACGAGGTCGGGGATGTGCCGGTCGCGGGCCACGAGCACACGGTACATGATGCTTGACGTGCGTCAACGCTGCATGTGCGGGCGGGCCCGGGTGTCTAGCTGCTGCACACGGTTGACAATCGTCAAGCCCCCGGTACAGTCATAGGCATGACGACAGCCACCGCCCTCGGAAATCTCCGCGACGCCATCCGCGCCGAGATCATCGCCGAGTTCGTCGAGAAGCTCGAAGAGCTGCGCGACGGCAGCGAGATCGACCACTACCGCGACGGCATCGAGGACGCGATCGCGGTTCTCGAGGGAGAGTGACGAGATGAAGACCATCGACGAGATCGCCGCCGAGCTGGTCGGTCACGGACAGGACGCCGAGGCCGTCGCCCTGACGATGATCCGCTGCCTCGACTACGACGCCGACCTGGTCCTTGACGCCGAGGCGTACCGGGCGGCCGTGCGGACGATCCTGGACGCGGCCGAGCGGGCGCGGACGACCATCCTCGCGCGGATGCGGGCGGAGCTGGGAGTGTGACCGGCGTGGACCTGGTGACGTTCCTGCGCGCCCGGCTGGACGAGCGGGAGGCGGCGGCGCAGTTGGCGGCTCCTTGGCCGTGGAAGTTGAACGCCGAGCGCGACGAAGTGATCGCCGAAGATGACGAGTTGGTCGCTAACGTGTTCGCGCTGAGCAACAACCAGCTTCGCAACACTGCCACCCACATTGCCCTGAACGACCCGCAGTTCGTGCTCGACGACATCGCGGCGAAGCGGCAGATCGTGGAGCACATCGCAGATCGGCTCAACCCAGAAGAAGCGGATGATCGATGGGAGGGAGCCGATGCCGAGACAGACGGCATGGCCACCTTCACGCTCTGCGCGCTCGCCGCGCCGTTCGCCTCGCACCCGGATTACGATCCAGCGTGGGCGCCCAGGGAGGTGACGGCCATGGGTGGCGACTGAATGTCCCAATGTCGTGAACATAGAGACAGCGAAACGGCCCCCGCCGAAGCGAGGGCCGCGAGCATTGCTATCGCAGGTACCGCGGAGCCTACTCCGCCGGCTGCACCGGTTCCGTCGACTCGACCGGCTCGGCGTCGGGCTCGGGCTGGTTCGGGTCAGGCTGCGTCGGTGCGGTGGACAGGGTCACGGTGCCCTCCTTCGTGGCGATCCTCATCAGGTAGGCGATGCCGGTCTCTATGGCGGCCAGCCGCGCCAGCAAGTCCGCCGGCTCGTCGATGACCACCCGCAGGTGCACGTCACGACAGGCCACGGCTATGGCTGCTGCCTGCGTCGCCATGGCCACGCGATCGGGAGCGGGTCGACGAGCAGGTGCGCGGCGATGAACGCCAGCCCCAGCAGCAGCATGTTGACGGTGCCGATGTGCACACCAAACAGGGCGAGCAGGAACGTCAACAAGGCCAGGAACGCAAACATCTCACACCGCCGTGGTTGTCACGGCCGGGTGCATCGTGCATCCGAGCCCGCAGGTCGGTCGCCCGGTGAGGCTGTTGGAGCCGATGGTGAAATGCTCGCACTGCCAGGCGGTGGGCGCTCCCATCATTACCGGCTCGAAGTCCAGTGAGCAGATGAACTTCGCCATGCTCTCCGCATCCTCCCAGTCATCGGCCCACGGCAGGTGAAGCCGGCGTGCGGTCCGGGCCAGAGCCTCCCAGATGGCGGCTCGCAGGTACTTCATCAGTGGTTCCCCACGTACGGCCCGGTCACACCGGCCGGCGCGGCCGGCGGGGCGTTCTTGACCTGCCACACAGCCCAGCCGGCGGTGACCCCGGCACCGATGGCGACACCCACCTCGGGCCAGCCGGGTAGTCCGCCCTTCTGGACGATGGCGGCGGCGAGCGCCGACGCGGTGGCGCCGAGGCCGGCGAGTAATGCTTTTCGTACCCTGGCCAACGTCATGAGCGGGGCTTCCTCTTCGCATCAGATCGGCGGCCCTGTTCGCGCCGACATGCGGGGCAGATACGAGCCTTTCCGTTGCGGGACCGCACGTAAGGATGACCCTGGGGACAGTGCATCTTGCGTGCGTTGTTCGCCATCGGGTTGCTGCCGCGAAGCGTGTTGACCCCGGCCGTAACGGGTTCCAGATGATCAGGGTTCACGCATGCGCGGTTGCGACATAGATGATCGAGAGTCATGTTGCCTGGAACCGGACCGACGAGGTGCTGGTACGCCCATCGGTGGGCGAGAGCCGATCCGGTGGTCGGCTTGAACTGGCCGTACCCACTGTAGATCTTCGATGCCGTCCACTCCCAGCAGACGCCCGACGCGTCAACCTTGGACCAGAAACGCTGTTCCTCTGTCGTGTATCCAGTGGCCGTTGCGTCACCGTAGCGACACCACCGAACGTAGTGGGCCTTGCACAACCTACGCTTTTTGAGGCTCTCCTGACTGATCCGTGGGTGTATCTGGAGATCATCTTCTGGGGAGTGTGGGTCGGTGACCGCCGAGGCTGAGCATGGCCAGCGCGATGATGGCTTCGGCGGAGTGGAACCCGAACGCCACGCGCACGATGAGCCGGATCTTGGTGTTCATCGACTCGACGAGGGCGTTGGACAGGCCGTGTTCGATCGAGGCGACGATCGCGTCGCGGTTGCGCACGACCCGTTGGGCAAGCGCTACGAAACTGGACAGTCGGCAGCGGCGAGCCCAGCTGATCCACCGGTCGAGTGCCTCGACCGCTTCGGGTGGGCTACGCCGGGCGATGGCGAACACGGTGCGCAGCCCTTCCTTCAGCGCCCAGGCTCGGTGCAGCGCCGGGTTCGTCTTGGCGATCCAGGCCAACTGCTCCCGCTGCCGCTCGGTCAGGTTCTCCGGGTTCTTCCACAGCGCCCAGCGGGCATCCTTGAGCGCCTTGGTCACCCCGGTCGGGCTCTTGTTGCGGCTGTGACCGCGGGCCGCGCCACGGGCGGTGTTCCAGGCGATGCGCCGCTGTTCATCCAGCGCCGCGGTGGCCCAGGTGACCACGTGGTACGGGTCGGCGCCGCGGATGGCCTGCGGGCAGTGCTCGGCGAGGACCTCGCTCATCCACCTGGCGCTGTCGGAGGAGATATGGGTCAGCTGTGCGCACCGCTCGGGCCCGAGCCGGGTGAAGAACGCGGCCAGGCTGGCCTGGTCAGCGCCCTTACCGGCCCAGACCAGCCGGCCGGTGTCGTGGTCGACCACGACCAACAGGTACTTGTGGCCCTTGCGGTAGGAGATCTCGTCGATGCCGATGCGGCGCAGCCCGGCCAGCAGGTCCACCCCGGCCTGCGTGTCGGCCCAGA